CACTCGTGTGCAACCGGAGGTCCATCCATTCCCGCCTGACGATCCGCGAGGAAACGACGTGCTCGCGTATCCGGAGGATTGCTGTGCCGAGTGACCTCCGGGTGAGCGGGCAGAGCAGGGGGGACGGTAAGGATTCCTTGTCGCTTTTCTCTTGACAATGGGCTACCTGAGTAGTACATTTAGGCCATGAAGAATACAGCAAAGTCGAAGGGCGTATCGGCGGCGGCGTGGTTTTACGCGCAGCCGGGGTTTCGTACCGCTGAGCCGCGCGTGATGGTTGACCTGTGCCTCTGTGGGCACGGCCGACCCGAGCACGTGGGCGGCTACCAGGGCTGTCTGATCTGCACGAAGAAGGGACCGGGCGTGTTCACCTGCCGGCCCGGTACGTGTGATCGGTTCACTTGGAATCCGGACGCGGAGCGGAAGTGAAGCGGGCCGCAATAAAGCGAGGGGGCCGGGTCTCTATACAGGCCCGGCTCCTTCGGGAGGCGGCGTGTGAATGGGCCGCGCACGCTCACGAGCCAATCCTAGACGATAACGACTCGGCCAGTAAGAAGCGCTGGTATCGACTGGCTCGCGCCGCCTACGAATACGCGCGGCACGTCGGGGCCATTCCCGGCATCCCGGCGGAGCGATGAGCGCCCTCCGCGTCCGCAAGGCGACGGTCTACGACTGCACCTGTGAGCGGTGTGGGCACAAATGGCTGGCCTTCAAGCTGCCTACGGCCTGTGCGAAGTGCAAGAGCCGGAGCTGGAACGTCCCGGAGGGGTCGGTTCCGCTTGGACGCCCACCGAAGGGGAGGCCCGATGACCGGGGATAACGAGGGAGAGAGCGCCAAAGTGAGCGCGGAGGTAATCGTTGAGCGCTGGTGCTCAATTCTGGTCCCATCGCGAGACGCCGATGCACTTTACACCGTCTATGTCGTAGATCGCGACAGGCTCGTCTCACTCATCGAATCGGCTCTCCAGTCGCGGGACGAGCGCATCCGCGCCTTGCAGGAGGAGGTGGAGAGGCTGACCCGCGAGTGCCAGCGTGAGTCCGACAACGCAGCGCGCATGGACAAGCTGTGGGCCGAGGAAGAGACGCTGCACAAGACCGCCGAATCCGCGCTCTCCGCCGCCCGTGCCAACTTGGAGCGGCTGACGTTGAAGTGCCAGCGGTTGCGTGTGGCCGTTCGCACGACAAACAAGGCGCTAGAGACCCGGCGCTATCAGCAGGACCGCAAGCGGCTCGGACACATACTTGCCACGACGGAACGACTACAGGCCGAAATCATGAAGCTCCACCCGGTGGGCGACTACCTGTGGGTCAAGCGTGCCGACCTGGAGCGGGAGCGGGCCAAGCGGGAGGCCGCCGTATGGGAGAGGGACGAGGCACGGGAGGCGCTACGCCGAATCAAGGATCTCCCGCGTGGGAGGCGGCCGGCCATTACTGCGACTGACGCTCGCAAGATCGCTCGTACCGCCCTCCGCGCGTCCCGCCAGCCTGCCACGCCGGCCCGAGAGGAGATGTCCGATGGGACTTCCACGAAACCCGCGAGCGAAGTGCGCGTGCGGGAAGATGGCGAAGGCGCTGGTGGGGCTAACCCCAAAGTGCTCGGCATGCACCAAGAAGGCGCGACGGTAGCGGGGAGCGCTCCCACGGAGGAGCCGCCACGCTGGCTGGAAGGTACCTGGCCCGCCGATTGTGTCCAGCGCGCGTTCGTGGACGGCGCGAAGTGGTGGCAGTACGCGGCGCACGGCTGCACGGCGTTCGCGGTTGAGCGTGACGAGATGGAGGCCGAGGCGGTGCGGCGTTACGGGGAGCCCCCCAGCGCCCCGGCCCCACAGGTCCACACGGAAGCATGTAAGAGCGCGCGGTTGGACGGCGACGTGGCGCCTTGCATCTGCGCACCCCCATCGGAGCCGCCCGCCCCGGTGCCCGGCCGGGAGAAGGGATGAAGCACATCGTTGCCCTTTCCGGCGGCAAGGACTCGACGGCAATGGCGCTCCGGCTGGTGGAGGTCGAGCCGCGCGATTACGAGTTCGTTTGCACGCCGACCGGCAACGAGCTTCCCGACATGGTGCAGCATTGGGTCCGGCTCGGTCGTCTCCTCGGCAAGCCACTTCGCCCGCTTGTTACCGGCGTCAGCCTCGGCTCCCTGATCCGCTGGTGGAACGCGCTCCCGAATTGGCGGCAGCGGTGGTGTACGCGGGTGCTCAAGATTGAGCCATTCCAGCAGTACGTAGCCGCGAACAGCCCAGCGACGATCTACGTGGGCATCCGCGCCGACGAGCAGGACCGAGAGGGTGTCGAGTACGAGAACCGACGTTTCCCGCTGGTTGAGTGGGGATGGGACAAGGCGAAGGTGCTTTCCTATCTCGCGGAGCGCGGGGTGGAGATTCCGAAGCGAACCGATTGCGCGGCGTGCTTCTTCCAAACTCTCGGGGAATGGTGGGCGCTGTGGCACGACCACCCGGCCGACTATCTCGAAGCCGAAGCGTGGGAGGCGCAAACAGGCCACACGTTCCGTAGCCCGCAGCGCGACACGCATCCGGTGGCATTGAAGGATCTGCGGGCCGAGTTCGAGGCGGGCTACGTGCCGAAGGCGCGTGCGACGATGGACGACCGGCCGCGCATGTGTGGGACGTGTGCGCGATGACGGGGGGACCGCAGGGGGCGAGGGGGAAGGGGCGAGGGGAGTGAGCCGCAGAGTCCATTTATTCATCAACGTCGCCAACCGGCACCAACCGACTGGAGGTGAACCTAGGACAGCAATCGTGGAATGCGGCCGGTGTTCTTGTGGCTGGCCTCAGCGCAACGGGAGGAGCACTAGGCGCTGGGCGACGTACTCACAGTGGGCAATGCACGAACGCTCTAAGAGGAAGCGATGACCTCCCGCCTCCAGGACGAGCCGATAGTCTACACCACGAAATGCCGCACGGCCGATGGCGCAGTCTACGACCTAGGCGAGTTTCAACACCCACCGAAGCATGAGCACCCCGTCGCATGTGCGGGCTGCCTTGTGGTGGATGCGTGGACGGAAAGGACGACCCGATGAGCCTCCGCCTCGACTCGCGCGGTTTTGTCTATGTTGGGGTGATCCTGCCGGCCCTCGTTTCCGGGGCCTGCACTCACCTCCGGGACCTGGACTGCCGCATCGCCCCATGCCCAGCAGGTCAGATCTGCAAGCCGCAGCCGGGTGGTGAGCCGCTCGGCTGGATCTGCGTTCCTGTCCCCAAGCCATCGCCCTCCCCTGGCTGAACCGAGGCTCTGGAGGTGTAAGATTCCTCCAATGCCACGCCCCATTCGCCGCCCGCCTCGCCCCTTCGAGCTTCCAGACCTCACCGATGACGCTCAGCGGATGCGGGATCTCTCGAACACCGACCTCGACCTGCTCGCCAAGCTCCAACCTTCGCTCCGCCGGCAGATCGAGATGGTCAAGGAGGTGCGAGCGCGACGCCTCGCGATGCTGGCGGAGTCCAAGTCCGCCCTCGCTGCTGCCAACCCAAAGAAGTTCCTCTGGGAGGCGCTTGGGATGCGCCCCACCGACGTCGCTGCCAACGCCTACAAGATCCGTTCCCCGATCACGGACGACCAGGAGAAGGTGCTCGACTCCTTTGTCCGCTACAAGCGCACCGCCGTCCCATCGGGCCAGGGCGCTGGGAAGACCTGCCTCGCCGCTGTCTGCGCCCTCTGGTTCCTCTACCGCTACGAGCCCTCTATCGTCATCACCACCGCTACCACCTGGACCCTGGTCGAAGCCCAACTATGGCGGGAGATCCACGACCGCTTCATCAAGGCCCGGATTCCCCTCCCCGGCAAGCTCATGCAGACCGAGCTACGGATCTCCCCTCGCCACTTCATGCTGGGGATCTCCACCGACGACGTCTCGCGCTTCCAGGGCTTCCACGCGCCCCACGTCCTGGTCATCATCGACGAGGCCACTGGCGTGCGCGAGGAACTCTGGGACGGCGCGGAGGCGATCACCGTGGGCCGAGAGGATCGGATCCTTGCCTTCGGCAACCCAACCGATCCCGGCTCGCGTTTCTACCGCTCCTGTCAGTCTCCGCTCTGGAACGTGGTGCCCATCGACTGTCTGAACCACCCCAACGTCCTCCACAACGACCCCGGCATCATCCCCGGCGCGGTGACGAAGGAGTGGTGCGATGACCGCCTCGAAGAGTACGGTGCCCAGGACCATCCCTTGTACCTGGCCCGTGTCCGGGGCGAGTGGCCGAAGCAGGGTGAATTCTCCCTCGTCTCGATCGCTGATGTGGAGCGGGCGCAGCAGTGGGATGAGCGGCACCAGGAGGTCGCGTGAGCACCTCCACCCGCCTCGCCAGTGCCCGCCTCGTCACCCACGCCGGCAAGGGGATCGCCCTTGGCCTCGACGTCGCTGGCCCCGGCACGGACCTCGCCCCCTGCTGGTCGATCTGCGACGGGCGGGCCAAGCTCGAATGGTGGGTGGTCCACAACGACCTGATGGACACCGCCGACCGCGTCGCTCGCACCGTCAACGATTACGAGGGCCGGGTGAAGGTGGTCTGCATCGACGACACTGGGATCGGGGGCGGAGTCACCTCGCGCCTCCGCCAACTCCAGCGCTGGGAGCGCTCGCGCCTGAACTCCCCTGAGTCTGGCCCCGGCTACCTCTCCGCCTGCACCATCGTGGCAATCAACTTCGGGCAGGAGCCGCGCAACCCGGCCAAGTTCCGCCGGGCGAAGGACGAACTCTGGTGGACGCTCTCCGAGAGCCTGAAGAAGACTCTGCTTGGTCTCCCGCCCGATTCAGAATTGGCAAAGGCGCGTCTCCCGAAGGGCAATTCCCTCATCGCGCAACTCGTCTCCGCGATCTACGAAACTGACGCCTCCGGCAGGATCAAGGTCTACGACCGCCGAGACCCGAAGTCCTCCTCAGAGAAGCTCAAGGCTCTCCCCACCAAGTCTCCGGACCTCGCGCACTCCCTCATGCTTGCCAATTGGGGCTTCCACCTCATGCGCGCGCAGTGGGACGAGGAGCAGCCGCGCACGATCTTGGAGAAGCGCGCAAAGGAGTGGCGCGAGCGCATAAAGAAGGATATCCAGCAGCACTTCCGGCCCGACGAGAGGGGGCCGGATAACTTCGATTTCTGCTAGCCCATGACCGTCCTCACCGCTTCTGGCCGCGACCCCGAGCAAACTCGCCTCAACGCGATGCTCCAGCACTGGCTCCGCCTTCCAGGCACCCCTCTCATGTGCCATCATCTCGGGTCCAATCGCTTCACCCGAGAGGATCTCGTCCGACTCGACGCCGGCCAGATGGACAAGCTTGAACTCTCGACTTGGATCGTGCGTCTTCTTACCAACCGGCAGATCAAGGCGCATATCGTCAAGCAACTCGTAGAGGATCGGGCCTACCGGGAGAAGCAGTGCGCGCCCAACAAGCAGTTCCCGGCCGACACAATCTCCACCACCAAGGCCGTGAAGGCTGACTTAACGCAGATTTACGCGGAGGTGAAGGAGCGGGCGGAGCTTGGGCGGAAGGGCATCCTCCTCCCCTGATGCCCCGGCTCATCGACGCTCGCTGGACGCCCCAGGTGAACATGCTTCTCATCGAGTGCTCCTGCGGGGAGCGCTTCGAGTGGAGGGCGGATCGGGCCTTCGCGGAGTGCCCCTCGTGCGAGGCGAGGATCGGGCTCTTCCCGCTCAAGGCTGGCTTGACAACCTCGTCCTCGCGGGGCTAGTCTCAACCCGGTACGAACCCCGGGTCCCCGATCCCGAGGAGGCGACGGCGAATGACACCTTTCCAGGCTCTCGCGCTCCTGGCCTCCTGTGTCTTCGCCGTCGCCTCCGTCTCCACCACCCTCTGGCTGATCGGCCTCCTGAAGCACGTCCTCCGCGATACCTACGCCCTCCAGGACAAGCTCCGCGAGGCGCTCCACGTCCTGTTGAACCGCGCCCAGCGCGCCGAGGAGCAACTCGCCGAGGAGCGCTCCCTGCTTCGAGAAGCTCTCGCCAAATCCGCGGAACTCGAAGTCGCTCGTCAGGAGATCGACTACCTCCAGGGCCAACTCCATCAGCACCAGCTTGCGCTGATCGACGGTGCCCAGGTAGCTCAAGCCAGGATCATGGCCCTGCTCAGTGATCGTCCCCCGCTCCGCCCGAGTCACACGATCGATAGTTCTCCACCCCCACCCGAGCCGATCGACGAAGGCCCCTGGACCTCGCCCCCGGATTCCCCCGGCCCGCGCTCTTCGGTGGCGCTCCCACCGGATTCCTCCCCCAGAATCTACAAGGAGCCCATGGACGAATCCGTGGTGGACGCCGGCCTGCGCGCCGTGATGGCGACGCCGATCGAGTAGTTGGGTGGGGGGCTTCGCTAATCCTCGCCGCTCGCGCCAAGCCTACGAGGAGCTTCCGCCCGAGGGATCCTCGCCCTCGAAGTTCATGTCGCACTTCCGCTCCGTCATCGACCCGCGATCCGAGCGTCGCATCGAGTACCTGCGCGAACTGAACATAGCGCGCGCTTTCATGCTCTCGGAGCAGTGGCTCGCGCTCGAAGGTGCGGTCGCCTCCACCGATGGGCGAATCTTCGCGTCCCGTTACACGCGCCAGGACCCGAGGGCCAAGATCCCCCGGCCGGTCGAGAACGAAACCCTCCCGCTCGTTGACAACGAGATCGCAAAGCAGGCCCGCCGACGCTCCACCGCTCGCGTCCGAACCGTCGCATTCCAGGAGGGCACCCTTGGCTCGGGTGGGCGCGAGGTGGCGCAGGGCATCCTCGACTGGCACCTCGAAGCGATCAACTGGTCGGGGCGGCGGGTGGCGGGACTCCGCCACGAAGTCCTCTACGGGACCATGTATATCTGGTCCTACCTCGACCAATCCTTCCTGAAGACCGTCCGCGTGGGGATCACCGACGCGCGCCGCTGCACGCACGGCTGCGACTTCGTGCTGGCCTCGCCCGCCATCCCGGAGAAGGCGGCCATGCGCGACGGCTACAACCTCAACGACCCGAGCCGTGTGAAGCGCGCGGTGGGGACCGACGAATCTGGCCTCCCCACCGTGGACTACACGGCCCGGACCTGCCTCGCCTGTGGTGGTCCCCTCGAAGAGTTTGCCCCGATGGGGGACATGCTTGAATCCCCCGACGCCTTCGGCCGGGACCTCTACGAGGAGGTGCCCCTCAACCAGCCCGACATCGAGATGCCGCCGCCTCACGAGGTCTACCCAGACAACGACGGCGCTGGCTACGAACTCTTCAGGGACGTCCCTCGCTGGTATCGGGCCGCCCCGCGCGACCTCGACTGGATCAAGTCCCATTACGCGCACATCCCGGAAGTCGCCAAGCTCAAGGCGGATCCGGTCGAGGAAATCTCGCGCTTCACTCCGGTCGATGGGATCTACGGCTACAACGGGACCGTGCGCGGCTCGAAGATGTGGCGGAACCACGCCGTGGTCTACACCGCGGTCTGCAACCCGTACCTCGACTGGGAGGATGGGAGATTCGTCGAGGCGGTGGGATCGGAGCGTGGCCCGATCACCCTTCGCGACGAGCCCCTTTTCCGGCCGTCCAAGCGCAAAAAGGGTCTCCAGATCCCCCTCGTGAAGATCGCTGGCGCTCGCCTCATCGTGAAAGACGGCGAGATCCAGGGTCAGGGTATCGTGCGCCCCAACATCTCCCCGCAGAACCGCGTCAACATGTGCTTCAGCCAGATCGTGGACACGCGCCAGCGAGGCGGAGTGGATGGGTTGCTCGTGCCCGACGACATGCAACTCACCTCGGGCATGTTCTATGGCTTCACTGGGCGCGTGGTCCGCTTCCGCCCCTCGGTCTCCAATCCCCAATACGTCCCCGCTTTCCTGCGCGCCCACACGATGGACCAGGGCGTCTACCAGGAGATTGACCGTACGATTGATCGGATGCAGAACCGGGTTGGGGCTCAGGACGCCGACGTGGGCAAGGCGCCCCGCAACGTCTCCGCTGCCTCCGCCATCCAACTCCTCCTCGAACAGGTGGCGGTGCGACGGGAACTCCGCGAGCAGGAAGTCACCGAAGCTTTCCGCGAGGTCTTCTCGCACCAACTTCTCCTGCTCGCTGAATTCGCTATCGAGCCTCGCCAGTACCGCACCGAGGTCCAGAAAGGGAAGTGGGAATACAAGACCTTCAGTGGTCAGGATCTCGAAGGCCACACCGACGTCGTGGTGGAGGAGGCTGCCGGCTACGACGCCCAGGCGTTCGAGCGCGAGGCCATGATCCAGGCCCTCCAGATGGGCGTGGTGCAGCCCACTACTCCCTACTCCCGACGCGAGGTGCTTCGCGTCCTCGGGACCTCCACGAGGCCCCTCGACGAGGAGAACGTTCAAATCTCTGACGCGGAGTCGAAGTGGTACGCCTTCCGGGACAATCAGATAATCCCGGTGATCGACCCCGACCTCGACGACCACTACCTGATGTTCATGGTCTATGGTCGATTCCTGAAATCGAACGAGGGTGTCCAGATGGCCCAGGAGGCGAACTGGCCCCAGATCCTTACCGTCATCTCGGGATGGGAGGACAAGCTCTCCAAGGCCCGCCAACTCGACCAGAAGATCCGTGGGCTGATGGCGGCGGCGCAGTCTCCCCCCTCTCCGCCTTCGCCCGGACTCCCAGGTCCCGGTGGCGTCCCGCTCCCACCGCCTCCCTCCCCCGGCGACCAGGCGAGGATGATCCTTGGGGGGATGACTCAGGCCGGTGTTGACCCGCGATCAATGATGATGCCGCAGGAGGTCACGCAGCAGATACTCTACGTCTGGGCTCGCATGGCACAGCAGGCTCAGGCCCCCGACTTCACCCAGATTCCATTCACGCAGTTCATGGCCGTGGTGCGCGGGCACCGTCTCCTCGGTGAGGGCAAGAAGGCGATGGCGATGGGCAGCCCCACCATGGCGGCGCCGGGCGGCTCATCCACCACCGCCGGCACCGAGCCCGTCCTCGGTTCGACCGCCACCCCGGGCCAGGGCACCCCGAGCGAGGCCGCGGGTCTTCCTGCCGGGGCGACTCCAGCGCAGGGTTGACGTGTCGGCGCACTGGACCAGCTTTCGGCAGGGCCGGGAGACACGCCCACGCCTCGTCCCCGATCCGGAGCGCCGCATAGGAGCCGACGAGGGCGGGCACTCATGGGCGCTCGCGAAGGGCCAGCCCGGCTACCGGGTCTGCCGCCGCTGCGGGACGCTCCGCGATGAGAAGCGGGGTAACAAGGTCTGCCGGTTCCGGTCCTTCCTCTTCTAGAAATACTGCCTGCTTGACAAAACCCCATTGCGGGGTGCATCCTCCTCCCAGGTAGACCCCCCGAGCCACCCCCGAGCCCCCCTCGTGGGTGAGGAAGAGGAGACAGGTCAAATGGCCCGCATTCCCGGCAGCGACGGCGACGAACCCAAGAGTCTCGACGCGCTCCGCGGTGCCATCTTCGGCGCCGTGGACGCGATAGCTTCGGGCTCGGACGCGGACGAGATCGCCGATCCTACCGAGGGTCTACCGGGAGGTGAGGAGACCCCTCCCTCTCGCAAGCAACCCCCAGCCACCGACGACGACACGTCCGAAAGTGGTGATGAGGGTGAGGAGTCCGACGAGCCTTCCAAGGAAGACTCCGAGGGCGAGCCGGAACCGCAAAAGAAGGAAAAGCACGCACCCGAAGGCAAGGAGCCCCCCTCCACGGCCGAAGGTGAAGCGGAAGGCGCAGACGAGTCCGCCAGGATCCAAGAGCGCCTGGACGCGATGTCCTACAATCGTAGGACCGCGGTCCAGAAGTTCCTGCCCGGCGGAAAGGCGAGTACGCTCGCCGAACTCTCCGACGCCGAGGCGCAGTTCGAGAACGACTACTGGCGTCTCCAGCAGCGTCTCTCGGAGCGGGAGAAGGAATCCCCCGTGGCCAAGCCGGCGAAGGAAAAGCCGGCCGAGGTCCCGCCCGACCTTCAACTCTTCGACTCGAAGATCCAGTCGTTCGAGCAGGAAGCCAAGAACTGCGATGCTCACATCAGCGGATGGTTCCAGGAACTCCAGACCACCAGGGCCAAGCTCGCAGACCTGACCGGCCGACGCGCCGCTCAGGACCCCACCGTGGATCCGGACGAGATCATCCGCCTCCACGCGCGCGTGGATCAGATCACCTCCAACATCGGTGCGTGGAGGGACCGGAAGGCCAACTTCAACCAGGCGATCTCCGATCTCCAAGCCAACCGCTCCCTCACCGAGAAGATGCTGGACACGCGCTCCCGGCTCGAACGGCGAGAGACAGAGGACGCGAGTAGGGCAAGCGTCGAGCGCACCCAAGCCTTTGCGCGCGACTGGGCCAAGTCTTACAACACCGTGGTCAAGGCCCTCAAGATTCCCGAGAACAAGCAGGCGCAATTCCGGAAGCGGGCGGCCGACGCTACCTTCGTTCACCTCGCCGTCAACGGCGGGATGAAACCGGGGGAGGTCTCCGACTTCCTGATGAGCTTCGGCAAGGAGTTCAAGGGTCTCTACGAGGAAGCCAAGGCCGAAGGTGCCGCCTCCTACGCGGACGGCAAGCGCAAAGATGCGCCCAAGGTCCCCCGTGGTGGTGGGAAGACAGCGGCCCAGCAGCAGCGCCACGGCAAGAAGCCCCCTCGCCCCTCGATGCGTGAACTCCAGGCTCGGATCATGGGAGCGGACTTCGACTAGCGTCGCCTAGTCCACCGCCTCTCCTGGCTCCCTGCCTCTGGGGGCTTCCTTCATGTCCAAGATCAAAGGCCGGTCCACGAAGGGGATTCCCTCGTGGGTCCTGTCTCTCCCATCCGAGGACCGCTTCCCCGGTTGGCCGCTGGTTGGTGGTGGCGTGGCTTCCACGTTCACCAACCTCTCGGCCGGCCTGAAGCGCATCTACTCGGACGAGACGTTCGAGTACGCGCAGAACGCCGCCTCGCCGCTGGTCGAACTCTTCGAGGAGGCGGACGAGATCGAGCCGGAGGGCGCCGGATACTTCTGGCCCTTCATGCTGCGCTCGCCCCAGAACATCGGCACCCCGGCCGAGGCCGGAAACGTCCCGCCGATCAAGCAGCGCACGGAGATTCAGGGCAGCCTGAACGCCGGGCAGTTCGTTGGGGGCTTCGAGATTTCGTTCCTGCTCGAAGCCGTGGGCACGGCGCGGGGTACCTGGAACAAGGGTGAGGTCAAGAAGCACAGCTTCGACACCCTGCGCGACCTCGTCAAGCACCGCAACCGGATCTACGCCGGCACGCACGGGACCGGGCGCATCGCGACCGTGCAGACCACCACCTCGTCCCTCAACACCTTCGTCGCCTCCCTCTCCACGACCGGGGCGGGCTTCGGCGGCGCGGGCTTCGGCGCGCTCCTCCTCCGCCCCAACATGCTCATCGACGTCTACACCCTGGACGTGGGCGGGGCCTCCGTCATCACCAGCCGCAAGATCACCGACATCGCGAAGGCCACCCGCACCGTGACCTTCGATGGTGCTGCGGCTTCGCTCACCGCCGGCCAACACGTCTACATCGCCGGCAGCTACGGTCAGACCACGGTCCCCAACGGGCTGATGGGGCTCGTGGACGACGGGGAGTTCCTGGACGTTATCCACGGTCAGTCCCGTACCACCAACCCCGAACTCAAGGGCCTCGTCATGCGGAACGGCGGCACACTGCGCGCCATCGACGAGGATCTCCTGATCGGTGGTGGGCTCGTCCTCCGCACCGACTCCGACTCCGCCATCGACGCGATGGTGATGAACGTGGGCCAGTACCTCAAGTACATCAAGTCCGTGCGGCCCACGCGCTACCAGGATCTCGCGGGTGGGCGCGGACCCCTCCGGTACATGGGGGGCACCGGGGGCGACGAGACGATCGCCTTCTTCTTCGACGGGCGGCCGATCCGTCGCGTGGTCGCGGAGGACGTCGCTCCTCGCCACGTGTACGGCATCGACCTCTCGGCGATGCGGTGGGCGCCGATCCGCCGCCTCGGCTGGTACGATCACGGGGGAGGCTCCATGTTCATCCAGGGCGCTGACTCCGGAGGGCTCAAGACCACCCGCCAGGCCACGATGTACTCGATCGAGAACATCGGCACCTTGGCCCCGTGGGCGCACATCCGCTACCAGGACTGCTCGGATCCGCTTCTGTGCGGTCCCATCTACGGGGGATCCGACACCGTCTGAGGTCTCCCGAGACGTGCCGCTGGGCGGGGAAACAATAGGTCAACCGCCCAGCGGCGTTCCAAGGACTGAGGTTCTTCTTCGTGCTCCAGCGCGGCGACACCGATCGGGTCTTCGAGATGCTCCTTGCTGGGGCGAAGTCCGCCATGGCGAACCGCTGGCGCTACGCCGGCTACAGGATCGCCACCTTCGCGCCCCCCGGCCTCCCATTCGATCCGGCCGTGGTGGCTCGCTTTCGCTCCGAGATCGATCCCGACGTTGCGTTCCTGTGGATGCGACACGTCTGGATCTCCCCGGCCGGGACCGAGCACTGCTTTGACTACCACGTCATCGCGTCCGCCTCCGAGAACTGCATCGCGATCGAAGAGGACGAGGACCAGACCAAGCGTGCCGTGCCCCCTCACCGCGACTTCCAGCATGGGGTCCTCCAGCCCTACTTCGGCAAGCGAGTTCGCCCGCACTCCTACATCGAGATCCTTCACTCGCGGTCGAGGTATCTCCCAAAGAAGATCCTTGGTGTCTTCGATCCACTCTCGATGCGCCACTTCCACAAGTACCGGGAGATCACCTATCTCCACGACACCGTGAAGAGGAAGGATCTCAACAAGCAGGAGGTGGAGGGCGTCTACGAGCGCATACGCAAGATCGACTCCGCGTGGCAGGCCGAGTCCGACTACCGCTGGGACCACGACTGGAATTATCTCGCTGGGTTGGTGAACAAGCTCGATGCCCGGGAGCGCGCGGAGATCCTTGGTGGCGCCCAGCGTCGCGCGAACTACATCGGACACGCTCTTCCCCCGGAGGTCGCGGCCATGCTCCGCCGGGCCGGGGTCCCCGCCGCATGACGAGAAGATAGAAAGGATCGCCACTATGTCCAGCGCAGCCGCCGGAATCGGTCGGGTTGGGAACTTGCTCCCGGGCCAGAAGCGCACCGAAGTCGTTCCTCGCCCCGTGGACTACCACGAGATCACGACCCCGATACGGGGTCAGGAAATCTACAACCCCGATCCCGACCAGGAGGTGATCGCGGAGTTCAATGGAGAGCGCTACCGTATCCCGCCCCGTGGGGAGCGCCTTGTCTTCCGCGACCCGTTCACGCTGGCCGAGACCCAGTACCCCAAGCCCGGGGTGTGCCCGATCCGAGACTACACAGTCATGGTCCACGGCAAGCGCTACGTCTACCTGGCGAAGGACATCATCAAGTTCTTCTGCGGCGAAGACGGGCGCTCCGGTACGCTCTCACCGCTCGGAGTGCGGCCTCTCTTCGGCGACAACGGGGAGAAGGACGCCGCCGCTCGCGCCGACGCCGAGCAGGCTTGGGCGGGGGGCAAGGACGGGGAGGCCAGGCAGATCGTCACCAACCACGAGGAGGCCGTTGCCTTCGCCCGCGACACGGGCGGGTCGGTGCCGCGCCCCACCGCCAGGGTCCTCTGGGCCTACGACTGGCTCGACTCCCGAGATGCCGAGGCCCTGCTCCCCTACTCCTGCGCGGTGTGCAACCAGGGCTTCAAGGACGAGCGCTCCATGCTCGTCCACACCGTCGCTCGTCACAAGAAGCACCCGGCGGCCCAGGACGCGGCGCGGGCGCTGAACCTCCAAGGGGAGACCGGGAACGTGGGGGTTACCAATCCCACGCCCGCCCCTCCGGCCCCGACCGAAGCCGACGTCCAGCGCATCCTCGAACAGCGTGAGCGCGAGGATCCCGTCGAGGGACTCACTGAGGATGCGCTCACCGGCGCTGCCGCTGCGCCCGCGGTGGCGGCTGGTCCGGACGAGGACGACGACGACGGTGAGGGGGAGGACGAGGATCGTGAGACGGGTGATCCGGTCGGCAAGGCGTCGGCCCCGGGGCTTCCCCCGCCGCCGGCCACCAGCCGCTCGAACAGGAAGAGGTGAGATATGGCCGGGAGAAAGAAGGCGGCGGAGGCCGGTGGGACCGACACCGGGGCGGCGGTCTTCGTGGACAACCCTACCAAGGACAGCTTCGAGTTCGGGGCCGCAGGGGAGATGTACTCGCTATCCCCGGGCGCGAACAAGATGGTGCCGAAGACGTTGGGGCTGACCGCCCAGCGCCTCGGCGAGGCTGCCCTGGAGCAACTCGGGGGGAAGGGCCTCGTGCTCCGAGCCACCGGCGGGAAGAGGGCGGTCAAGGCGGAGCCGGCGAAGAAGGGCGCCAAGAAGGGCGCCACCGTCTCGGTCTTCGGTCGCGCCGGTGCCACGCTCTACCCCGCTGACCAGGCGAAGGCGCTGGAAGGCGTCCAGAGCCCTCCAGCGGAGGAGCGGATGCAGCCGATCCGCCAACCCGAGGCCACCGACCGCGGCCCCTCGTCGGGGTTCAAGGACGAGACGAAGAAGGCGAAGCGTGGAAAGGGGAAGAAGAAGGAGACCGGGGCCAAGCGGGGCAAGGCCACGGTGAAGAAAGGCAAGTAGGGGCTCCTTTCCAGTCCTTGCTTGTCTGGGCGCGGCCGGGTCCGTGGCGAGCCCGCCCGCGCCCTCTTTCTTGAGGTGATCGCTTGGCGACCGAAGACCTCGGCAACGGGAAGGAAATGATCGATGCCCTGATTCAGTTTGGGCTCGAACTCGACCTCGCCGACGCCTACGTCACTACCGAGTGGATCCCCAGGGCCAAGTTTGCCGTGCAGATCGCCGTCAACGAGTTCTGGAGGGCGGGTGATTGGGACATCAAATTCCCCTCCACCACCCTCACCCTCCTCGCCGCCAACTCGGACTGGGCCGAGGCCCCCGCCGACTTCCTCCGAGTGGGCGCGCACGGGGGACTCTACGTCTTTGGTAAGACCAAGATCGACTACCGGGACCCAGAGAGATTCCTGCGCGAGCGGCGGGTGATCGGGAACTCGTACGCGACCTACCCCCGCTTCTACACGATCCGCGGGCAGACCGCCAACCGCCTCCCGAAGATCCTCTTCATGCTTCCCATCGACCCAGCCGGAGCCAACCTCGACATCGACCTCTTCTACGAGGCCCGCCGCCCCCAGGTGCTCTACGCCACTACCGCCGGGGCAAATGGGATCGACGTCATCCCCGTCGAGTACCGTCACGACATCATCTACGTTGGGGCGCTTGACTACCTCCGTTACGACGGTGGGGACGCGCGCACTATCATGCAGATCTCCCCGGGCTTCAAGCGGGCAGTGCTGGAGGCGGCGGGTCAGAGGCTCCACCAACTCGATGGTGTCCAGCAAATCGCGGACGAAGGTATCGCCGATGAAGGGATGTGGTGAGATGAAGAAGCTCTGGGCTGGCGTGCTCGCCCTCCTCCTGTTCCCGGTGCCGCTCCTGCCCCAGCCGGTGGGTCCGCTCAAGACGGTTCGCGTGGTGGTGGAGAACTGGGACCTTGACGCCACCACCTACACCTATCCCCTGACTTCCCCTGCGATCATGGGGCCGGGCCAGCGGGCGGTGACAAGTGGCGCCTCTACCACCGTGACGAACTGCGCCCTCTGCACCGCGCCCTTCGCCGGGGTGGCGGTCGGCGACGTCATCATCTTCTTCGTCAACGATACCCAGGTGTACCGCTATGTCACGGCGAAGGCTTCCGACATCTCGATCACGGTGGATACTGCGATCGACCTCTCCACCAATGGGACGGTAGGCTACTCCTTCGTATACCGGACAGTCACCATCGGGACCGGAGCCACAAACGGCTGGTTCCAGGTCGGAGGTGGTGGCATCTCCAGCGCCGTCACCTACCAGATCGACCAGTTGAACGCGACAGGTGGGGTGGACGTGCGGATCGAGTGCCGGATGTCCTCCTCCGCTAGCGGGCTCTCCGCTCCGATCAGCGTCTTCGAGCGCAATGTGACCACGGCTGGGATCGGGACCGCGGCCTCCACCGGGCGCACCACCGTCGAGATTTTGCCCCACTTTACCGATTGCAGGGTCGGGATGAAGTTCGGGTCCGCCGACGACGGGACCGACACCGGGGCAGCGGCCGAGGTCATCAACATCTACGTGAACACGTACTGAGGGGGGAGAAGCGTGAACAAGAAGCTCTCGGCGATCACCGCGGTCTTCCTTGGCCTCGCTGCGCTGGTGGGAGCGGAGCCGGTGGAGTCCTCCCTCAAGCTCTTCTACATTGGCCAGGTCAAGGGAGCGGGTGGGCGGGTGTACTCGGCTTACAAGATGCCGCTGTTCGACGTGGTGGCGCTGAGAGGTGGCGGGGCCGTCACGGCCAGTGGTAACAACAATTTCACCGGCACCAACACCTTCCTCGACACGAATTTCTCCATCCTCGATGACGGGGACACGACGAAGGCGGTGAAGTTCCAGGTCTCCGGCGTCACCACTGGGAACACGGTCACGCCGTTCACCTTCCAAGGCACAGCCGCCGCCCCTGCGATAGGAATCCCGGATGGGACGGCTCTTGTCCCGGCAATCAACTTCCAATCTGATGCGGATGGGACCGGGGGTGGGCTCTTTCGCTCAGCAGCGAATCAGATCAGCCTCAGTATCAACGGGGCGGAGCAGATTCGATGGGGAGCAAGTGCCCTGTATCTGTCAGGAAACTTGGCAGTCAATACCCACGTCACACGGTTAGCATCAGGATCTACTATTGGCTGGTCAACCACCTCTGCTATATCTGGGCAATTAACTGTCCAAGAGACATCGGTTGGGGCTGCCAAGACGTTAATCGATGCTACTGCTGTGAACTTCGTTCAAGTTTCAGTAGCTTCCAACTCCAGTGCCTATGTTGACATCACATATGGCGTGGAAGCTCAGAACGGGACCGACTGGCAAGTCACGGGGGGGACGGCCCATGTAGCTATTGTCAACAAGGCCGGCACGGAGACGTGTTCCGCGATCACCGAAGTCGGGGAAGTGACCCAGGCATCGCTCGGTACTCTTACCGCAACAATCACCTGTGACACTTCTCCTACCAATGGCATCAACTTTCAGATGAACGCGGACTCCTCGCTCAATGTGGCCCCTACGATGGTTTACCGGGTGCTGAGGATGGTGGGGAGTGGGAATATCACGCCGCAGTAAGACTTGGAGGAACCAGATGAAGAGGTTGGTGGGCGCGTTTGGTGTCGTCGTGGCTCTGTTCGGTGGTGCCTACGCTCTTGCCCAGCAGGCCACCCTCAGTACCCCAGTGACCCGCGCCTCCGAGGACAACCTCCGGGTCGAGACCTACTTCGCCACCCGCGACTCCGGTGGGCGATGGGAGGTCCAGGTCTCCGTCCGAGATAGCAGCGGGAACGAGATCCGGCGTGTGAACCACTCCGGCCCCGACGCCGCGCACTCTGGGGCCACTGCGCTCGCGTTCGTGACCGCGCAAATGACAATCCGAGCGAGCGAGACGGGAGGCAATGCGCGCAAGATGGACTTCCGGATCCTGGGCTTCCTGCTCGACAACGGCTACCTCTCCGGAGTGACGCTGGTCCCGTAACCATCGCCCGTGCTCCCGCTCATGCTAATGACCACTCCGACCCCGGAACCAGCACCGTTCGTGGGGCCACCCCCACCCAGGACTTCGGCCGCCGCAGTCCCAGGGTTCACCCACGAGGAGTCTCGTCCCGCTGGTCTCCATCCTGCACTCAAGTACGGACCCGCCGCCGCACACCTCGCCGACGCGCTCAGCACGCTGAAGGTGATCCAGGGGGGTGGGCGAGAACTCGACCCGGTCCTAGAACCATTCGCGGACAATCCGGCCGCTCTCGTCGGGACCAAGGTCATTGGTGGGCTGGCGATGGGACTCCTCGCCGATCTCCTCGCGAAGAAGGGCCACCGTAATTGGGCGAAGGCCGCCGCTGGTCTCAACATCGGAGTGCCGCTCGGGGCCGCCGGCCTCAACCTGAGCGGCGCAGTCAAGAAGAGGGAGCAACGGTGACGCATGGATCTCTCCCCCACAACGATCGGTTCGACGGCGTTCGGTGGCGCGGTCATAGCGGTCCTCGCTGCGATAGCCGGCCGCTACTTCGTCCCGAAATGGATCGCTGCGCGGGAGAGGTTCGAGAAGGAGATCACGGAGCAACTCCAGGGACTAATCCAGGAGCGAGCCCACCTTCTTCGCGAGCAGTCGGCCGAGAACAGGCGGCTCCAGGAGCGCATGGATACCGCCGACCAGGCCATTCGCATGGAAATGCTTGGGAAGGATGCCGTCCTGAGGGACCTCTGGCACGCGGAGGCCGACCGATTCAATGTAGCGGTTGGTAAAGCCATGGCTCGAACTGAAGAGAACGCTCGGAATATCGATGGGATCTACACTCGTCTGAAGACGATCGAGGATCGGGCCGACGAGCGCCACGAGAAAATCTCCGACGACCTGCACAAGCTCGACGTCACCATAACGCGGCTTGCCTCTGGAGTGGAGAACCTCATTCGGAAGAGTGGGAATGTCTGATCGTGGAGCCAGTCCTGTGGTGGATCATCGGTGCCCTCCTGACCGCGCTCGGGGCCGTGCTCGGGGTGGCGCTGTGGATGGCCCAGCGCTGGCAATCCCGCGTCGAGAACCGACTGCGCCGGCTTCACCACCAGGCCAACCTCCTCCAGTGGCTGGTCTTCGTTGTCAAGGATCTGTACCGCAAGGTCTTCGGACGCGAGCCGCCGCCACCCCCCAAGGAGTCCTGATCTGATGATTCTGGAGAGTCTCATCCCGAGTCTCCGGGGCGCAGAGGGGTGGAGCCCGACCGTCTACATTGACACCACTGGTAATCTCACCATCGGATACGGCTTCAATCTTGGGAAGCTCCACGTATCCGCCGCCGGCACTGTGAAGGTCGATCCCGTCAACGGGATATCTGTCGCGGTTGGTGAGCAACTCATTTTGTCCGAAGTCGTCGAGGTCATAACTGCCATTCGGGCCTCGCTCCCCTGGTGGGACCGCCTCGACGACGTCCGCCAGGAAGTCCTCGCCGATATGGCCTACAACCTGGGGATGCCCGGCCTGCTGAAGTGGCCGATCTTTCTCCGGCAGGTCAGGACCGGAGACTACGCCTCTGCCGCTGGCAACATGCGTTCAACCCTCTGGTATCGGCAGACGGGGCGTCGCGCCCGCCGATTGGTTAAGATGATGGAGACTGGGCAGGATCAGCCGCCGCTCAAGCTCAGGCCGAAGAAGTTGAAGAAGCTGAAAAAGGAGGAAAAGTGAAGAAGGAGACGAAGAGCAAAGTCAGGAACCCGAAGCACGCAGCCGCGACCGATCTCACCATCAAGGATCTGGAGAACCTCCGGGTCCTCAACCGCGCGTTCTCGGCGGACGACATCGTCGCCGCTGGGCAGAAGCGAGGTCTCGTTGGCAAGAAGGCCATCGACATCAACCTGCTCATGCAACTGCTCGTCCAGCTTGGCCCGATCCTCGGACCGCTGCTCATCCAGATCCTCACCAAGCCACCGCAACCGCAGCCCACCCCGGCGCCGACCCCCTCGCCAAGCCCCATCCCACCACCTCCGCCACCGGCCCCAACGCCGACACCCATCCCCACTCCCACCCCGGTGCCGCCTCCAGTTCCGTCGCGCACGGTGGCCTCCATTGGTTCGCGCGTCCTGGGGATCGAGGGCTGGGACCCGCGACGCGGGCATTTCCTGCTCGGCGGGGGGACGGTGCGGAACATCGTCAACGGCGCTGAGTTGATCGGCGCCGGCTACCGGATCCACTTCGACTCCACGCCGAAGGACCAGAACGGGCAGCCGTTCTTCAACGGGGACCTGCCGCGGTATCCCGAACTGTTCGCCATCGACCCCACGCAGGTCGCCATCGACCCTCGCAACGGGAAGTGGTCGAGCGGGGAGGGCAACAACCGGATCGAGCACTGGATCCGCGTCGATGGCCGCGAGTACGGCCCGCAGGGCGACACCGAGCCGGGCACGCCGTTCGACGGCCAGGAAGTCGTGGCACTGACCTCCGAGTACGACGACGGCGCCTGCACGCCCGTCCTGACAGTGCCGCAGGACATCGACCTGTCCGCCGAGCACACCGTCGCCTACAGGGCGGTGTGGGTCGGCCCGGACGGCCGGCGGGTGGGGGGCAACTGGACGTCCGAGATGCGAGTACACGCCTGGGGGTTCTGAGGTAGCAACGGCCCCGGGGTGGGATTTGGTCTTGCCTCGGGGCCGTCCTTAGGAGGGGCAGGATGAGCGTAGTGCGGCGGCTCCCGGACGTCCCGGTCGTCCACCGGATGCCCACCCAGCAGAAGGTGAAGGCGTGGTTCGCGATGAATCGCACGCTTGTCGGTGGGCTGCTCCTCCTCGCCTCTACCATCTTCCGCTTCACGCTTCACTTCGAGGGCCACAGCGACTTCGCGGACAACCTCAAGTTCTTCGCCGACCTCTGCATCACCGGCGGCGCCGCCCTGGCCGTGGCCGGTCGCACCAACTCCGACGAGGTGCACGAGGAGCGTGTGCACGCGGAGATCCGGCGGCGCTCTGGCGAGTATCCTGCCTACCGCCGTCGTGTGACCGACGTCGATCAGCTTGCGTCGATCCGAAAGAGGGATCAGGGTGGCTCTTCGTAACGAGAAGGAGCAGGGTTACCGCACTCCGATCGACTCCCGGCTCGGGGTCAACATCGAGCATTTCGGCGGAGTGGACGTCGAGAGCGACCCCGCCGCGGTAGTGGATGGTCGATTCCAGTCCCTCATCAACGCTCTCCTCGGGACCGGGCCGATCAAGAACCGCGGAGGGCAATCCAAGACCAATCTCGTGGCGATCGGCAACATCGAGGGCATGATCGACGCCTCCGACGTCGGAGCCTCCCACGAGATCGAGCTTGAGCCGGCGCCCGGTGGGGTCCTCCGACTCTTCTGGATCGGGACCGGCTCTGCGGACACGATCCAGCACAAGACCTACGACGGGGCCACCCTCGATACTCTCAGCGGGACGCTTGCCCCCGAGGGGGGCTCGCCAACCGCCCTCTTGAGCTTGGTGAGCGGGCCACCCAAGCTCTACGTCGGTGTCCCATCCTACCTGTCCGGGAGCGACTACATCCTCCCGCTCCTGCGCTGGACCGATGGCTCTCCCCCGTCAGGGGCTCTCGTCAATGTTGGGACCATCGTGAACCTTGGGGCGGGAGCGGGGAAGGCCCAGGCCGTCGTGTCCGCGCTGGCAAGGAGATTCACGCGGCTCTACATCGGGATAGGGAGCCAGGATACCAGCCTCTACGCCACCGCCAGCGTCTACTCATGGGATGGTGCGACCTTCACCCTCGAAGACACTGTCACCTCTCCATGGACCGCTGCCGGCGAGACCATCTATCCGATACTCCTCATCGATGGACAGCGGGTGTACGCCTTCTATGCTGGCCTGCACGCCGCCGATCCGGATGGGGATTACAAGATCCGGTTGCGGAACAGCGCCGGGGTGTGGAGCGACCTCACGCTGCCGGCCGCGATGAGCAATTCTCTCGGCCACTTCATCCCGACCAACTGCGACATCTTCAACGGGCTCGTCTATGTGGCGGGATTTGGGCAGGACGACGCCAATCCGATTGGTCAGTTCATATTCTCTTCAAACGCTGGGAGCAACTTCTCGCTGGAGCGAAAGATCCCGGATAGTGGTATCACCGCAGGAGTGGATCTCCGCACCTTCAACGGCTACCTCTATTACCTCTGGAGGAAGCTAAGCACCACAAACCTATTCCTTGGACGCTATGACGGAGCGACTTGGGACGACAACCACATCGACTTCACCGCCGCCTTCCCAGCGGAGCTTCCGATCAACGGGAGAGGGATGGAGGTCTACAACGGGTCTCTCTATATTTCCGCGTCGGGCAACCTCTACAAGTCGAATGGCGTCGTCACTGGCTCGGGCTGGACGAAGATCGGAGCGGTGTCGGGGCCGCAGATCGCAGTACCGGATCTTGCCGCGCGGAGGCATTGGCTCGCCACCTACAAGGCTTAGGGCATGGCAGAGGGGCATCACCTCGTCGTAGCCGAAGGGATCCTCTGGACCCGCCTGCAATCCGGGGCCAACTTCTCTTCGCTTGGAATCCCGGCCGGGGTTGGACTCCTCGGGAACCGCCCGTTCATGACCCGCTTCCGTCGCGCGGTGGTGGGGGTCGGGCGCCACACTCCAGGCTTTGTCTACTCCGACGAGTTCAATAAGGCGTGGGCGCTGGGGATAGCGGACCCCTCGGTCGCGCTCACCATCTCCACCTCTGGCACGGGGATCACCGGCATCGTCATCCTCTATTACAACTGGCGGCACAAGGAGGGCACCTCCCTCATCCACCAGGGCAATATCTCCCCTGGGTCGAACTCGCTCTCCGTTACGAACCAGGGAGTGACCACCACCAACATCCCAGCTACCGCCCCCGACGCCCGCACCACCCACGTTGGGATCTGGGCCTCAGTGGATGGGGACATCCCGAAGTACGTCAGCGAGGTCACGATCGGGACCACCTCTTTCACCTGGAACGGTCCGGTCGCCGCCCGCGGTGACACCGTCCCCGTCAACTCGGATGGGACAATCAACGTCGGTGCCCGGGGGCGGCCTCCGATCGGCACGGTTGCGGTGCGCTACCACGGCCGGGTTTGGTATCTTGAGACCCTCCACCCGGAGCGCGTCTACTACTCCCTGATCGAGGAGGGGGAGAGCGTCAGTCCCACCGCGTACCTCAATACCCTCGGTCGTGAGGCCACCGTTGGGATGGGAGTGCAAGACGATCAACTCGTGGTCTTCGGCGCCGAGGTCATGTTCGACGTTCAGGGCTACGCCGGGGGCGGCTCCAACCCGGACTTCACGATGCGCTACATCGCCCAGGACATCGGCTGCATCTCCGCGTGCTCGGTGAAGTCGGTTTTCGGGCGGCTGCACTTCGCGTCAAAGAGGGGGCCGGCTCGCTACAGCGGTGGAGGGCGCCCGGAGATTCTCGGCGACGATAAGATCCAAACCTTCTGGATCGACGAGTACAAGGCCAACCGCGCCGCCTACGAGGATTGCCAGGGGGATTACGACGTCGAGCACCACGCTTATAAGATCCTCATCCCGGGGACGCCACCCTTCTACTACATCGTGAGCTACGCGCTCGGGGAGGATCGCCTCCCAGAGGTCCACTTCATGGACCGGACGCGCAACGACAACTCGATTGGGACCTTGTGGGATTCGGAATCGGGGGCGAGCTTCAACTACGTGGGAGGTGCGGACGGGTTCTTGAGGAAGGAGAACCAGTACACCAACGCGGACGACGACGGGGACACGCTCGCCAAGCGGCTCATCATCATCCCGAAGCATCTCCTCGTACAGCCATCAGGTGGGCGAGCGCACGGGGGCACCTTCAAGGGTTTGACCCTCTACATTCGGAGCGCCAGCCAGGGCTACATTGTCTCCGCCTACGGAGGGGACGATCCCGCCGCCGAGGCCGATGCTCCGCGGTGGGGGCCATTCACGTTTGGTGCCCTGCACATCGCGGGGAAGGTGGACGAGACGAGTAAGTTCATTCGCCTCACCCGAATGTCCGGGAAAGGCATGACCCTCAAGATCCAGGTCAACTCCCCGATTGGGTTTGAATACCGGGGGTTTTCGGTGGATCATGTATCCGGGTCACAGTCCGGAGGGCTAAAGGCGTAGGAGGTCTGCGATGGGTGCCCTGATACCGCCCAACCCGTTCGGTGGGTCCTCCAGCAGCCTCACCACCAACCCGTTCGCCTCCCCACCGCCTCCTGCCCCTACGGGGGCGGCAACACCATACCAGGTTCCGTACGCCGCCACCCCCATCCCTGGCTCTGGCGCGGTTGGTTCTGGGTTCGTCCCACCTCCGGCCCCGGGCGTCACCACCAGTGTCAACACCGCCGCTCCGCCGCCGGAACTCATGCAGGTCTTCAACGCGGTGACGAGCAAGGCCGGGGTCGTCGATCCGAACCAGGCCAAGGCCATCTCGAACATCGAAGGGCGGATGTCCGCCGACACCACCGCCCGAGCGATCCAGAACGCGCAGAGCGCATCGCAGGACGCGCTCGCGGGGCAGATCCAGGCGGCGAAGGAGAGGGCGGCGGCCGGTGGGACCTCCTCCAATATCCAGAACCAGATCCAGGCTCTCACGGATCAGGCGGCTCGGAACCAAGCGGCGCAGGCGGCGGGAATCACGCTCGGGCGAGAGAGGGACCTCGACGCCCTCGCGCTAGGTAGCGTGGGGGCCTACGGTGCTCCCTCCCAGCGGGAACTCTCACTCCTTGGGCTCGGGGCCGGGGCCGCGGGGGACATCGCTGGTGCGCGGCTCGGCGAGCTTTCGCAGAATCAGGCTACCGCTGCCGCCGCCCAGGCCGCCCAAGTCGCCCAGCAGCAGCTTGCGATCCAGGCCGCCCAGCAGCAGCAGAACGCGATGCTAGACCTCTATCGGACGCTCTGGATCTAGGAGGACCGTATGGCAACGATGCCGCCCGTCTACGCCCCCGCCGCACCGCCCGGATTTCGAGGAGCCTTCACCTTCGGGCCTGGCGGAGTGGCCCAATCGACCGCGAGCGGCCCCACCATTGGGGGTGCCGGAGGTGGTGGGCTCGACATGGGCCTGCTCCAGAGACTCCTGCTCCGTCGAGAGGCCGAGCGAGGAGAGGATCGAGCGTCTGCCCAAGCGATGCGGAAGGAGCAGATGATGGCGATGCGCCGCCAGATGTCGGCGGCAGAGAGCGCTGGGCAGGCGGGCAAGGCCGAGGCCCTGAAGGCGGGCATGGGGCTGCGCGGGGGGAGGCCGGTCTTCACCCAGACGGTCGGTGGCGCGGGGATGGCACCGGGACGAATCCGCGCGAGCCAGTGGCAGCCGGGATCCGACTTCGCTGGGTACGAGGAAGATCTCGGCACCGGACCTGCCGCCGCGCACTTCATTCCGCCGAATTTCGCTGGGCTCTCCCGAGCGTCGAGCGAGTTCGGGGCACCGAACCAGGGACCGGCCGGCAGCTACGCCAGTCCGGCCTACTCGGCAGCGGGACCGCTCTCGAACGCGGCCGGAGGTGCTCCGCTGGTGGCCCGCGCCGAACGTAGCAACATGGACATCAACGCACGCGAGCAGCAGAGGCAGGAGCAGCAGCGGGCGCTCCTTGCCATGCTCGGCGCTGGCCCACGCTACTACTGAGGAGGTGAGGGATGGGCTTCTTCAGCTTCCTGCCGCCGCCGATGCTGCGCCGAGGTGTGCCGGCACCGGAGGAGGAGCTTCCCACTCCTCGCCCGATCCACACCATGCCCAACTTCCCGATCGTGCCCCCTACCCAAGGGTGGAGCACGAACTGGCCGGGGAGCGACGTCATCCCCTATGACATAACTGAGGAGGCGATGGCGCTGGCCCAGCGCACGCCGGCCACCCACCCGGTTCCTTCCACGGTGGGAACCGGGCCGGGGATGACGTTCGGGACCGCGCAGGCCCCGCAGCTTCGTGCGGCCACACCAGCGCCGGTGGGGTTCCGTGGTGCGGGGTCCTCGGCCGGCTGGACTCCTGCGCCGGGCGCCCCTGAGTCGAGCTTCGGCGGCCACATGCGCGCCTTGCCCGGAGCGGTCCTCGAAACCCTGAAGGGCTACGGTGGTGGGATCGCCCGCGCGCTCGGCGCCTTCCCCACCCAGGGGATCTTCAGCGCCTCGATGCAGGGGAGTCCGGAGCCGGCTCCTGGGATCCTCCCTGTTGCCCGAGCGGACACGCGGCCCGCCAACCCGAACGAGGCCGCGCACAAGCAGGCGCGCAGGGAGCCCACCGCCGCCGCCCAGCCCACGGTTCCTTTCCAGCCCCCAGCGGAAGGGGAGAAGAGGGTGGCACCTTCCCCCGAGCAGGACCCGCGCAACGTCGGCAAGCGCCCGGGAGAAAGGGGCTACGTCTACACCAACCTCGACCTCGACCGGGTTCGCAGGGAGGGACCTTCGCGCGGGGGGTTCGGGACCTTCACCACCAACGACCCTGAGGAGCGGCTCTTCGGCCAGGCCATGCGGATCGCGGAGGCGCGGGGCAAGGCGCTCGAAGAAGACCCGATGGGTATCAAGGCGTACCGGGCGAGGAAGGAGGTCGAGGAGGAGTTCGGGAGCCGAGTCGATCGCCAGGTGCTCGAACAGAAGAACCAGATCGAGGCCCACGCCGAGGCCCAGATCGAGCGCGCACGCCGCGATCCGAATCTCTCTCCGGAGCAGCGTGATGATACCGTCGCCCGCATCAAGGAGTGGAGGGATCAGCGCATCAGCGCGATCGACCCGCGTTACAAGCCGGTCTTATAAGGGGACTACGTGGCCCTCCGCCTCCCCACCTATGACGAGTTCTTGGGTCGGATGCCAAGCGAGGGTGGGCGCGCGCCCGAGCCCCATGGGGGTGTGGGGCGGCGGCCGGCGCTCGATCTCCCGAGCTACGAGAGCTTCACAGCGGGGTTCGGACCCCCCGAGCCCGCCAGCCCCGGGTTCTTCGCCAAGGCCGGTCAGGCCCTCGGCCGCGCGCGTGAGGTCATCCGTCGAGCACCAGCCATCGCGGGCTACTACTACGCGGGTCAGATGCCTGGGCAGGAAGGGTTCGCGGGTCGCGCTCTCACCGCTCCAGAGGAGGAGTTCGAGCCCTCCCAGATCCGAGAACTGATCTCCCCGCCCGAGCAGCCGGCCACCTCCATCCCCGGGGCCATCGCGCGCGGGGTGGCCGGGGAGGTCGGCACCATCCTGGCCGACCCAGAGCAACTCGCGATCCTCGCCGGGCTCCGTGGACTCGGTGGGGCCGCCACCCGCGCGCGAGCCGCTGTCACCGCAGCCCCAACTGTTGAGGCCGCCGCCGCCGCTGCTTCCCGTGCGCGAGCACTCGCGGCTCTCCAGCGTGGGGTCTCGGCTGGCTTCGCCGCGGAGATGCTCCCCGGCGCGGCGGAGGGAGTCGCGGAGGCCGGGCGCCGGTACATGGAGGGGGGCCTCACTCCGGAGACGGCGGAGGCTGCGACCCAGGCCGCCCTCGGGACGCTCTTCACCCTCGGGGCCGGGCTCCATGCGGTGGGGCCGACGCCGGCCGCCGCCAGGGTGCCCTCGCCGGCCGAGGTCCAAGGACTCTTCGCGCACGAGAGGCCGATCGGCCCGGAGTTCTCCTACGGCGAGGCCCCGATCGGCCCCGTCCCTGAGTCCCCGGTGCCCATCGGCCCGATGGGTCCCTATCCCGAGCCAATCGGTCCCATTGGGGAGGCCCCTCGCCCCCTCGGCCCCGAGCCCCTCCCCGCTCCGCGCCCGGACCGAGACTTCATCACCGACTACCGGCCGGAGCGGATCTTCCGCGCGCCTGAGCAACCCTTCCTCCTCCCAGACGTCGAGCCCTACCCGATCACCCCGTCATGGCGGACTGGCCTCGTCACCGAAGCCGCTCCACCCCCTCCGGCCCCGGGGCTCGAAGCCCAGTTCGGGCAAGCGCTCCGGGCGCCTCGTCAGGTTGGGAGGGAGGCGACCTTCGAACTCCTCCAGGGGCCGCCGATCCCGGAGCCGCCCCCGGCCCCGTCCATGGCCCCTCCTCCGCTGGCGGCGCCACCCTCGCAGGTTCCGCTCCTGCCGGATCTCCGTCCCGTGCCAACAAGAGCATTGGAGCCGCCGCCCGCTCCGCGCGGACCCGCTCCCGCAGCAGGGCCGGTCGCGGGGCAGCACCGACTCCCCTACGACCAGATCGAGACCATGGTGGACGAGAGCGTTCCGGCAGCCGAGGCTGCGCTGCGCCGGCCCGGTGGGGAACAGGGAGGGATCGCGCGCGATGCCACTGGAGCGGTGGTCAACATGCTCGCACCGGGAATGCACCCGGCCAAGGTTGAGTTCGGCCTGGAAGGTCTGAAGGAAGGACCAAAGAAGATCGCCGACGCTCTCCACAGGGATAAGGACAACCCGCTCTACCTACGCGCGCGCGAGGCCATGCGAACCTCCATCGAGGATAGGGTGGATCTCGAAGCCCGTTACCGCGGGGAAGCGTACGAGGCACCGGGCGCGGTGGACACGAGCTTCAACCCCGAGGAGTTCGAGCCCGCTGCCCAGGCCGCGACCACCGCCCCCGCTCCCAGGGTGCCCTACGACTTCCCACTGGAGCGTGTCCCGGAGGTGCAGCAGGTCGCGGCTCGGGAAGCAGCGCGCGGCCTCGCTCGGGAGTTCGCCGAAACGGGCAAGCTCGACGACGCCGCCCTCGACGCGCGGTTGCCCGAGAATCTCAAGGCGCACCGCGAGGCGATCAAAAGCCACGTGGTGCAGGAGGCCTCGGCGCTCATCCAGGGGCGGGACTTCGTCGAGGCCCTGCGCGAGCGGCACGGGGAAGCGGGGCCGGATGGGGTGTCGGTCGTGGCTCCGGGGGCGGCGCGAAGCGGCCTTCCCGAATGGGTCCACGGGATGCCGGATTCATACGACATCGTCCAGCGCGCGGGCGGGAAGATCGTGGGCGGCGCCGAGGTGCGCGGCAACACGCTGGTGATGATCTCGGGTGGGCGTGCGCTCGACTCCCCCGTCAGCATCCGGCCGGTCTACGAGGCGCTTGACAAGGCCGGGGTCCGCCGCAATGATATCCTCACCGTTTTAGGGGCCGAGGCCAGGGCCACCCGACGCGCCGCCCCGAGGGAGGAAGTAGATGTCAGCCGCAAGCCCCGTCCCGAGCCCCCAGCCGCAGCCGCTCCCGAACTTCCTCGACCGGCTGAAGGCCCGCGCCCAGGACCAGAGCCTCCACCCGCTGCTGCGGCAGGAGTTCCTGCGGAGGGTCGAGGCGCTGGAGAAGAGCCTCGCGCCGTCGCCCAGCCAACGCCCACAGCCCCCGCTCCCGAAGTCGAACGGCCGGTAGTCAAAGAGGTCGCACCTCGGCCACCGGAGGCCGCGAAGCCGGAAGCCGCCGCACCACCACCTGCCCCACCCAGCGAAGTACCTCCGGAGGCTGAGCCCCCTGCCGTGGTCTCCTTCGGCAAGCCCGCCACCTATCAGGGCCGCAAGCGCATCGAGGTCAAGCCCCCCTTCGAGTCTCCCAAGCGCTTTGCGATCGAACAAGACGCGAAGGGTGCCAAGACCTACTCCGTCGTTAGTGAGGAGACCTCCGGCGCCACTGGGGAGAAGTCTCGCACCGTCCACGCCAGTGGGTTGACGCTCAACGAGGCCAAGCGCCGTGCGCCGGAGTTCGTAGGGGAGGCGCCGGAGGTGGTGCCTGGCTGGACTCGAAGCGACGTTCTCACTGCGCTCGAACTCGCAGACGAGGCCAAGCTCGCGGACGAGACTGGACTGGCCCCCGCCGCGGTTCGACGCGCCCTCGACGACCTCCGGCGCGGGAGCATGACCACGGATGCGGAGACGGTCCAGGGAGCCATCACCCGGGGGGTGGAGGCGGAGCGGGCTGCCACCTCCGCCGAGATCGACCGCATCGCCGAGGGACGTCCCCCGAGCGAGGCGTTCGCGTGGCTCGACCAGCAGGCCGACCCGGCCCTCGATCACCTGAAGAAGCTCGCGGAGACCACTCGCAAGGCTGGGCTAGGGAGGGGGCAGGCTGGGATGGGGCTCGATCCAACTCTTGTTGGGGACGCCCTCCAGGACATCGTGCGCGGGCTCGGGCGCCGGCTGAAGGAACTACGCCCCTCGGCCGCGCTCGTGGACCGATTCGAGGCACTGAAGGAGGAGGCGTTCGGCAAGGCGACGGGGAAGCCTGGTGAGGCCACTGCGGCGCTCGATCCTGCTCGGATCATCCGTGAGGCGCAGGAGCGTGCGGACATCCGCAAGCTGGAGGGGGAGGCCCGGGATCGGGCGATCGCGGACGACATTGGGCGCCAGATAGTGGAGGCCACCCTCCACGAGGCGGCACACGGGCCGGAGGGCGGGCATGGACCTCGCTTCGACCAGCGTGTCGAGGATCTTCGCTCCGCGCTCGGAGGGAGGGACTTCGAGGCGGCGGTGAAGAACGCGAGGGAGAAGCTCCTTCAGCGAGCGCGAGTATCACGAGCAGGAGGCTCCCCACCGGAAAACGCGCCAACGTTCGACCTTGCTGTCTGGGCTTGGCGTACTGGTTTGTGGAACGAGATTCTGGGACTGCGGCGACAAGGGATGGCAAAGTCGGAGGTCACGGAGACTCTCGCGAGTAAGGTTCCCTGGCGAGACAAGGGCCGCATCACTGACCTTGTGCCTCTTGTCGATATATGGGCGGCTCCCAAGGACGAGTGGGTGGCCGCTTATGACGTCAAGTATGGTAAGGGGTCCCCGGGTGTAATCGCCTCCATGGGCGCCGACCCCACCGTCATGCGAGACCTCTCCCTGGTTGGTGCTCGCTGGATCCGCGACGGAGTGCGTGACGTTGCCTCCTTCACCGGCCGCCTCGTAGCGGAGTTCGGCCAAGGTGTGACCCGGATCGCCCGGACGGTGTGGGACTCCGCGATGGCCCTCCTGCGCCGAGGTCGCGCCGAGGAAGCCGCTACTCCACCCCCCACACAAGCTCCCGCGCAGGCACAGGCCCTCGGTGGGGCAACCCGTCCCACTGGCGCCGAGGTGGTTCCTCCTGTCCTCGGCGGACCTTCTCAGCCTCGGCCTGCGCGGGGGACCAAGCCCGCCCCGGCCTACACCCCCCGCCCCGCTGGCTCCGCCGTCCCCATCCCACCCGAGGTCGAGGCCCGCAAAGCGGCCGAGGCGGCAATGAAGACCACCCCTCCGCCCGCCGAGGGGAAGCCTAGCGCGGAGCCGGCGAAGGGCGAGGTCGAAGCGGACATCAACGTAGAGAGGATCTCGCCCGAGGAACGGGTGCAGCAGATCGTCGGGCGGATCGTGGGGGCCGCGCCTGGTTACTTCGGCCGAGGGGAAGCCGGTGCTCGCGGCCCCGTCCGCCCGTGGGCGGAGGTCCGAGTCGAGGCCGTCAAGCAGGGCTTCACCGATTCCGAGATCAAGCGGGCGTTCAAGAACAAGGGCGGGATGCTCTCTGACGTCGAACTCGAAGGGGCCAAGATCGCCGCCGACGAGATCACGAAGAAGGCAGCCAACCTATTCGAGGAGGCGGAGCGGCTCCGAAAGGAAGGGAAGACGGGAGCAGCGGAGGACAACGACGTCTTGTACGGGGCAGAGGTCGCGCGGCTGATGGCTCTCCAGTACGCGATGATCGGAGCCAAGAGCGAGGCCGCACGGACCCTTGCCCTGGCCCGAAAGCTCGGAGAGGGCCTCGACCCAATGGAGCGCGCCTTTCAGAAGTGGTTGAAATCCAACCGCCTTCTCGATCCCAAGGTGCAGCGCGAGTTCTACAAAGCCTTCAAGAAGAAGGACGCTAAGACCCTCAACGATCTCCGCCGCCGGTACGCGGACGCGACGTGGATGCAGAAGATCGTTGAGGGCTGGAAGGCCGGGATACTGAGCGCAATCCCGACCCAGGTGGTTAACTTCGCGTCGAACGCTGGAAAGATCACGGTCATGGAGCCGGTCGAGGCCGAGATAATGGGGATGCTCGACTTCCTCCGCAGCAAGCCCGAGGCCGAGCGCAACGCCTTCAATGGGGAAGGACTGGCGATGTGGAAGGGTGCTCGCCACGCCCTCTACTACGCCCTACATGGGAGGGAGGAGAAGGGATACGCGGGGCTCTTCCCAGGGATGAAGGAGATATTCACCCTCAAATACGAAGAGTCCCAAGGGCGCCGGCTACTGGAGCGCGGAGCCGAAGGGGCCAGCGAGTTCGAGAAGATCGGCGGGGCAATCGCAGGGAAGAAAGGAGAGGCAGCGAGGATTCCGTTCCACCTCCTCAACCTCGCCGACGCTTTCTGGAAGGAGATCGCGGGCAGCCAGGAACTCTACCGGCAAGCCTACCGCGATGGTCGCCGTCAGGGCTACGCCGGTCCCCGCCTTGAATCCCATATCCGCGACTACACTGCGAAGTACGCGGACGGCACTCTTCCCAATATTGATGAGATCCAGGCCAGGGTGAGCACTGCCCGGGTCCGCAACACGTGGCAGCAGCAGCTTGGTCCGGTGGGGAGATCGGTGCAGCAGTTCGAGCGGGCGCACCCTTTCTTCTCCTTCATCATGCCCTTCGTCAAGACCCCCTTCAACATCGGGCTCGACATCCTCCGACACACACCCTTCGGGATCGTCGAAGCAGTGTGGCGGCAGGCTCAGCCGGAGTGGTTCCGCAAGAACTTCGGCAAGAAGGTTCCCCTCCCGGCCGAGCTATTCGAGAAGCGTCTGGCAGAGGGGATCTTTGGGACCAGCGTCGCCGCTGCGATCTACTTCACCGCGAAGGACGGTGGGCTCGATTTCACCGGAGGTGGGCCGGCCGACCCGAAGAAGAGGCAGAATCTCATCGACACCGGCTGGCAGCCTTACTCGATCAAGTGGGGGAACCGTTACATCTCCTACCAGCGGCTTGAACCGCTCTCCTCAATCATCGGGATGGCAGCGGACGCTAGAGAGCTTAAGGACGTCCGCACCGCCAACGACGCCGTTATGAAGATGGGGAGCCTCATCGGGGAGAACCTCACTAACAAGACCTTCCTAGCCGGCCTCGAAGGCTTCACCTCCGCCCTCCACGACCCAGTCCAGTACGGCAAGGGGTTCGTGAAGCAGCTTGAGGGGAGCGTCGTCCCCGCGATCGTCGGTAGGGCCGCCCAGGCCGCGGACGCTACTGTCCGAGAGACCGAACCCTTCCGGACCACCTACGGGGTGCCAGAGCCTATTGCCGCCCGCATCCCAGGGCTGAGCCGCACGCTGCCGGCGAAGCGCACCCCAACCGGAGAGGAGAGAGTTCGCCATACTTCGGCCGCAGAGAGGTTCCTCTCCCCCTTCCCAATCACCCAGGAAGAGGAGGGTCCGAGCGCGGATCTCCAGAGAGAATTCGCCAAGCTCGACTTCATCCCCGATCAGCCGCGGAAGTCCGTCAGTCTCCCCGGCGGAGCCAAGATCGACCTCACCGAGAAGGAGTACGAGATCCTTCGGGCCTCGAACCTCGAAGCCTCCTGGTGGGCGGCCAGGCTCATCCGGTCCCGGTACTACGAGGCCCTCGACCCCGACGACCAGGTCGAGGCACTCCGCAAGATATACTCAGACGCCCGGCGGATCACGCGCTCGAAGCTCTATCGGGACCGGGAGTTCAGGCAGAGGGCGGCCAAGGTCGCTCGGGCGTACCGGGAAGAGATTGCTCAGCTTCGACGCCGGGAGGTTTGAGTGACAACCCGTCGACGACATCCGATCCCGGCTTCTAATTTCCGGGCTCTCATCGCTGGGTTGCCGGATGAGATGCAGCGTCCCCTCGGGCGCTTCGCGGAAGCCCTAGAGAAGTTCGCTCGTAATGTCCTCGACATGCACGACAGCGAGCCGGGGCCGCACGCGAGCACCCACGCCCCGAACACACTGGACGACCCGCTCGCGACGGCGGCACCGTCCAACGACGTGGACGGGGATGCGCCGCTCGCTGGCAGCCTCGGGACTCTCCTCCGCTCCGACGCCAAGATGCGGCTCGGGATCACCACTACCAAGGGGGACTTGATCGTCCGCTCCACGAAAAACGATCGACTCGCAGTCGGGGTGAACGGAGAGGTGCTCACCGCAGACTCTACCCAGGCTTCTGGGGTGAAGTGGGCGGCGGTGGCTGCGGGTGATCTGGACGCGCAACTCATGGCGATAATGCTCTGAGCCATGCACACCGCGCTAGCCATCGCAGACGGTCAACTCCCTGCGGCCAAGGGCACCCTCTACACAGTCCCGGCCGCGACCATCGTCGTAATCACCAGCTTCTCCCTCGCCCACGCTGGGGCAGCGGATCGGACCGTGAACCTGTACGTGAACCGCTCAGGGACCTCGCGTAGGATCATCGGGAAGGACCGGACCCTGGCGGTGGGGGAGTCGATCGAGAAGGACAAGACTTCGATCGTCCTAGAAACGGGGGACCTGATTGAAGGGGATGCTTCAGCCGCAAGCGAAATCGACTATGTCTTCAGTGGCTTCAAGAGCACGTAGGCTCCTCTGGATTCTGCTCGCATCGCTGGCGCTAGCGGCGCCGGGTTGGTCGCAGCAGTACGACTCTGCCGGCAACCTCAAGACGGTGTCGAAGCAGGGAGCCGGGGCGGGGGCAGCGACCAACTTCTGGAACTTCCGCCTCACCAACGGGACCAGCTTCTACGACGGGCTCGCATCGAGCCAGCTTCCAGCGGCGCTCGTGGGTGGGAGGCTGGACGTCAACCTCGGAGCACTAGGTAACACCGCCCTCTCCGGGGCAAACGTCGTGGACGCAGGCAACACGGCCTTCCGCGTGAACTGCGTGGTTGGGTGCGGTGGCAGTAGTTTCTCGGACAACTCGGCCTTCACCTTCGGCACTACCGCCATAGGGATCGTGGGCTACGTGCTCGACGACGTCTCGCCAAACGCCGTCACCGAGAACCGGGCGGCGGCCCCGAGGATGTCGGCGAACCGGGTAGCCTACGCCCAGATCCGGGACGCGGCTGGGAACGAGCGCGGGGTGAACGTCACCGTGGCTAACGCCCTCGTGGTCGAGGACAACCCCGGGGTGGTAGCGGCGGTGACGGCGGCCTGGACCTCCGCGACCGCGGTGGACACCGTCCTCTCCCTCACCGTCACTGGCTACTCGACGGTTGCGGTCAGCTTCCGCCCGGTCGGGACGATCACGGCCGGCGGCATCAACTTCGAGGCGTCGGACGACGGAGGGTCGAACTGGTACGCGGTGTCGGTCGCCCGCCAGGGCACGGCCGTACTGGAGGCCACCTACACCTTCTCCACCCTGAAGCTCTGGCAGGCAGGGGTGGAGGGGCTCACTACCTTCCGGGTGCGCCTCAACCCGGTAATCAGTGGGGCTGGGACCGCAAACATCCGGATCCAAGCGAGTGCGGCCCCTCCGGAAACGTGGACGACGGTCTCCCAGGTGAACGCCGCCGACCTCAACGCCACGGTGAAGGTCACAGACGGCTCGACGACCGTGACTTTCACTGGGACCTCCATCAACGTGAACTGTACCGGGGGCTGCGGGACCCCGACCCAAGCCCAGACCTACTTCGCCACTGCCGTGTCGGCGGCGAGTGCGGCGAGCAAGGACTACCTCAACCTGTTCAATGCGTCGGGTTCCGGGAAGATCCTTCGCATCCTTAATATCGGAGTCATCTCGGACAACACCGCCGCCATCGCAGGTGTCGGGGCGACGCTCCGGATAAATCAGATCACCACTGCCGGGTCCACATGCACCGCCCTGACTATCCAGAAGGCCGACTCCACCAACGCCGCGGTCCCGGCCCAGGTCACGTTCACCACCAACTGCACCACCGACCCCACGATCGGGTTTACGATTGGTAGCTGCCACACTGCGGTGGACGAGGCCCAAGTGCTCAACCAGGGGATCGGCGAGGACGGGAACTGTTACAGGTTCGCCAACAACGGCGGGCAACCAATCACCCTGAGGGAGGGGCAGGGGATCAACCTCGTTCACAACGCGGTGGCCCCCGTGGGGCTCATTACCATCTTCGTTGAATTCACGATGTGAGGGCTTGTGGCGATCGCACTCAGCTTCGCTAGAGTCAGTACGTTGAACCAGGCGGTGGGGGTCTTCTCTCTTGTTTTCTACGCCCTTATCATCGGGAACGTCTCCAAGTTCACAGCGGTGACGTCGAGCGGGGCGGTTCTGACCTTCTCTGTGGATGACCCTACCACCGAAGCAGACTTCCTCGCGGTTTTCCCCTCGGCAGTCCGAGTGTCGGACATAACTTGAAAGAAGAGAAGAGAGGAGACCCATTCATGCCTCGGGACATTTCATCTTGGCTGTTCCTAGCCGCGGTCGCCGCCTGCGCCGTCGAGGTCGGCAGGAGCCTGCGAGTGCGAAGCGTGAACTTGATCGCCCTTGGGGTCGGGCTGATCGCGGCGGGGCTGCTCGTACTCGGCAACTAACTGAGCCAGCCGGCGCTCGTAGTAGCGGACCTTGACGGTCCACCGCTGGACCGCCTTGGCCGCCAGCTTCGCCCGGTGCTCCGCCCGGTCCCGACGCCTCCGAGCCGCTGCCAGCTTGGACTCGGCTCGCTCGGTCGCGCTTGGCTTCGGGGCCGAGAGGGCTTGGGCTCGCACGGGCATGACGAAGGACGCGACCCACTCCGGCACCGGCCCCGAACACCAGCGGAGATCCGAGGCCATCTCCCCGTGTTGAATCCCGAGGTTGTGAGCGTGCTCGTGCCGAATGGTCCGGTAGAACGATGCAAGATGCAGCGCTTTGGGACCAGGCAAAGATAGCTTCATGTAGCGGGCTGCTCGATCACCCCCGAGCGTTGCACAGCCCCAGTGCGTACCGTTTCTTGACGGGACTACCTCGATGATCTTCCGCTTCCGGTGCTGGGGCTGGACCCCAAGCGAGACGAAGGAAGCGTGCAGGAACTTCTTGATCGCTCTTGTGTCGTAGCAGGTCGTGTTAGTTACCTTCATCAGCGGCCCCCGATCTTGTCGAACCCGAACATACGACCGAAGGTCTCTGTTAGGTCTGGATCGTAGAAGCTGACACCTCCGCAGGACGGGCACTTCTTTGGAAGCTCCTTGAACCACCGCTTGCACTTGTCACACTGGTAATTTCCTGGCCTCTTCATTTCGTCCTCCTGCTCTTATTTTCTCTCGGGTGTCAACCTCACCTTCTTGAAAACGCACTTATCCACAGGCGAAGTCTCTTCGCTTCAGTCCGCAAATAAATTTTTCTGCTTGATTTCTCTTAACTTCTCTTAGACAGCCTTTAACTGGTCAAACTCGATCTCATCCAAGAGTTCGTCGAGGTCTTCGTCGTACTCATCGATTGGGATGAAATCTTCGCGTAGGCCAGTTTCCCCTTGCGCCGCTCGGTCGAAGTCGGCTAGTCTCGGCTCCGTGAGCTTAGCCAGGTCGAAGTGCTTGGTCATTCCTTCGAGGTTCGCATGAGAGTCGAACACCGCCCAGTTCCTCCCTACCTTGACATCGACACCCATCTGGAGATGCGATCCCAGACCCCATTCCGGCGGGCATGGCTGTTCTTCGATGGGTCTAGTCATTGCCGAGCGGAGCTTCTCGATTACTACTTCTACTCTCGCTGTGGGCACTTCAAGCAAGAGGGAATCGTGGATCAAGGCCCGCAGGGGGGTCTTCCCGTAGAACTCCTCGCCAATGAAGTTTGGATGATCCGGATCGAATAGCTCCAGCATCGCTTCCTTGATGACACCGGCCGCGACCGACTGCTGGAAGAAGGCCACGCACCGCTTTCCATCCTCCCCCAGGCCCACCTTGAAGTTCTTGCCCGCGATCTTGACGATCTGCGAGGCCCTCGTCATTCCCTTGACCGGGCGGTATTCGAGGACGTTGTAGAAGTAGTGCCGGTAGCCGTAGGGGTGGAAGCCAGGGAGGGGGTTGTAGCGGGCGTTGTCGATCTTGCCCCCGAGGATCCGGTAGCGGGCGGCGTGCTCCCGAATCTGGGCGTGCCACTTCGGCAGCCCCGGCACCACCGAGTAGTAGATGTCCTGGACGCGCTGAGCGATCTTCTCAGTGGGGAAGACGTCGGGGTACTGGAGAACCATCCCGCGGACGGTGAGCCCGTTGTTGTTCCCGTTCACCGCGCACTTGACCTGCTTGTAGGTGGCCTCTTGGTTGGTCTTGATCTCCTCGAAGTAAGCCTTCAGGTCCGGGTCCGACCACTTCAGGTCCGCCGGCCGACCGATCGCGACCGAGGTGACGAAGGCGTGAATGGAGAGCTTCGAGAGCCTGATGTAGTTCGGGTCCCCAATGTACCAGCCGACCTCGGTGGGCTCCATCGCGTTGTAGTCGGCCTCGACCAGGAGGCAGCCGGGGGACGCCTCCACGCACAGGCGGAAGCCGGCGGCGGGGTTCTTCTCCTCCTTCTTCCCAGCCTCGGTGATGATCGCGCGATCGGCGACGACGTTCTGGAAGTTCGGGGTCTGGGAGGTCCGGGCGGTCGAGGGAGCGTGCGTGGTGGTGCAATGGAGCCGGTGATCCTGCTGCGACCGCGGGTCCTCGGCGAGGCGCTTCTGGGTCCCCACCGCGTAGGTCCGCCAGACCTTGTCGATGATCCGGATCTCCCGGAGGCGAGGGTAGAGCGGGTCGCGCGTGGTCTTGATGAGGTGGGTGATGGTGTCCTTGTTCGAGGAATCCTTCTTGCTCTTCTTGTCCTTCTTGGGGACGTGCCCGCGGAACCTGATATAGGCCAGCACCTGTGGCGGTGACCCGGGGTTGAAGGACTCCCTCCGGTAGAACCTCTGGACCTCCCGCTCCGCCATCACCACCCGCGCGGTAAGACCACGGTCCTCGCAGCGGTGCGTCTTGGAGATCTGCTCGGCCCCGCAGGTCTCGCAGACTTGGACGAGGGTGGTGACGACGCGCTCCAAGACATCGGGCTCGGGCGAGCCGTCGTCGAGGAGCGGGCGCTTCTTCAGCCCACCATCCGCGTTCCGGGTTGCCCAAGCGGTCATCAGTTCCTCGGGGACGATGGCCTGGATCTCGGTATTGATCCGCTTGTGCTTCTCCTCTAGCGACGCGGTGAACTCCTTGAGCCGCTCCTCGTTGATGTTGATCCCCACCTCCTCCGCCGGCCAGAAGGCCCTCTTGTCTAGGAGGTAGACGTGGCGGTAGTAGGGGGTCTCCCAGAGCCCGAGGCGCTGGAGCTTGTCTGCGATCCAGAAGCCTATCCGGAGGGTCCTGGGGCCGTCGTTGGCGGCGTACCAGACCGGGTCGGTATGGGCGCGGTGCTTCCAAGGCTCTAGCCTTGGGGAGACGAAAGGGGAAATGAAGCCCAGCCCCCGTGGGAGGTCGGACTGGTAGCGCTTCCACATCCACATCGAGTCGAAGACCGGCCCCCGGACCTCGTGGCCGGCGTGTCGTAGGCGAGGGATATCGTAGGGACCGTTGTGGAAGAGCTTGACCCCCCGCGAGGCGAGCACCTTGGTGATGAGCGGGACATAGGGGCCGGAGTGTGGGACGGTGATCCCCTGGTCAGGGTGGCAGGCGAAGTTGACCCGGATGATGTGCCACGACTTGGCCTCGCGCGACTTGATCTCGCCCTCGTCGGTCTGCCGCTCCTTGTCTGGGGTCTCGACGTCCACCGCCAGCCAGGTCTCGTCCATATCCGCAGAGAGATAGGAATCGACCCACTCCTCGAACCACTCGATCGGGGGGTCGAGGACGAGGTCGAGTTCCTCGCGCTCGAAGCCGTGCTGAGCGATCTCGAAGGCGTGCTGGAGGTCCCAGGACGAGGTCCCGATCAGGTTGAACGCACCGCGGGATATGTGCGATGGATGGAAGGTGGGGACGACCCAGAAGCGGTCGGAGGGGTCCCGGTTGACGGTGCCGTGGAAGTCCTGGACCCTTACCCCAGAGCCGCTCGGATAATCGAGGAGCCAGCGGAGCGGGATCCCCCCGAGCGTCACCACCACCTTGTCCTTGGCCCCAGGTGGAGTGTCGGCCAGCCAGCGGTCGAGAGCGGGCTGCCAATGGCGCGTGCGGCAGGTCGTGATCGCCTCGGACTCGTAGACGGCGCCGTCGAGGATGTTGTTGGGGGGCCGGCACCAGAGGGTATTCATGATGAGGTGCGACTCCCGGGTGATCGAGTTCATCCGGAAGACCCTGTTTAGTAGGGAGCCGGCGCGCCCGCGGAAGGGCTCGGAGAGGTAGACCTCGTCCTCGCCAGCCGCCTCGCCAAGGAAGAGGATGCGCGAGGAGGTGGGGCCGAGCTTGGGGACGAACCCGGTGGGGGAACCATAGGGCTCTCGGTAGAGGACGCAGGAGGAACACAACGCGGGAGGTTTTGGGGTGACGGGCACGAGAGCTTTCTAGCTCCCCTCTTCCTTCGGCGGGTCCTCGATCTCGATTCCCCGCAGCCGGAGCCACTCCGCCACACGGACCGCGTTTTTCCTGAGCAGGCGCGAGGTCCCCTTGCGCCGTACGAACCGCCAGAAGGTCGTGGGCTCGATCCCGAGGAAGTGGGCGAGAAGAGAGATCCGAGGCGTCATCCCGCAGGAGGGGCAGGGAAGTTGGAGTTGAAGGCGAACCTGAGTGCGGAGTCGGTCTTCATAAGGCTTCTCAGGCTTTGGCACCAGCCATCCTCCTCATCACACCTTCTGCTCGACTCCAAAAGCGCCCCTCCCCAGCGCGGCGGAGCCAGCGAAGAGCGCGTTGGCGTGTCCTAAGCCTGATACTGAAAAGGTTATCGGTGTCGCTGATAGGAAAGCTGGTCCAACCCCCCCACCACCCGTGGAGACCGATCCGCGTGAAGTTCCTCGGGGGATGCCACTGCCGCGGGTCCAAGTACGTCACCAATGGAAGGCGGTAGGCCAAAATTTCAAGTGGGAGGCAGAAGCGTTCTGAGCCAGGTAGTTCCCCGCCTTCGGACACTTCAATGATCTCTCCCCGGTATAAGACCAGGTGAAATGAACGATCGCCACGCCAAGGGCGATCAAGGAATTCATCCATGAATGCCTTGTCGATCAGGGTCATTTGGACACCGGGTCAATCACAGTCCCCGAACTCCCTGTTCCCCTTGAAGCGCCCGTGCCAGATGTTCTCTATTGCCCTCCGCTGCGCGGCGCTCGCGTACTTGCGCTCGTGGACGGTGTCGTAGATCCCGGTGAGGGTCTCGCCGGCCCACTCGAAGGAGCCGCAGGAGCGCATCCACTCGATGATGTCGAGGAGTTCCTGGGCCGCCTCCCCGTCCACGGTCGAGGGGGAAGAAGAGCCGGCGCCGTCGAGGTCGTCAAAGCGCCGAGGCATTGGTCTCGCCTTCCTTGTTCAACGGGCACTCACCCGCAGACCCTCACCCTGATCTTCGCCTGGTCGCAGAGGTTTACCATGTTCCAGGTCCCTTTGCTCTCGGGGAGCGGGAAGGCGAGGCAGAGGTCGATCGGATCTTGCCTCTCGGGGTGGTGCTCCTCCTTCAGCATCCTGGAGTTCCGGTTGCCTCCGGCCTCGGGCCACGGACCGTCCTTGGCCTCGTCCACCGGGTAGGGACGTACCTCCCAGCCGAACTTCCTGGCAGCCTCGTCCACGAGGGCGTCCGCGCCCCGTGCGCCCCCATGGATGATGATGATGGGCAAGGACGCCCCCTCAGTGGCGCCGAGGAGGGACCCGCGGATGAAAGCCCTGGAGAAGATCGTGTCCTTCCACGCGCGGGAGCCGGTGCAGAGGATCTTCACAGCGCGATCAACCATTCGAGGTTGGGGTTGGTGGCGCCGATTATTTCTAGGATCCGGCAGCGCCAGTATAGGTGGCGGGCGTAGGCGATCTCAATCACTACCCTGCTCCGGTGGCTTGCCGGCAGCGAGTTCACGCTCTCGGGACGCCTTTCGGGACGCGAACTTCTCGCCTTCCCTAGGCTCAGGCACCTGGTCCTTGGGATAGACCTTGATGAGCCCGGCTTCCACGAAGCTCGCTTCCGTCCCGAGGAGGTAGCCCGGGTCCTTCAGGTAGAAGGGCTGCCCACCGACGTGGACCACCGTCATCTCCTCCACCCGAACCGAGATCAGCTTTTCCATACCGTCATCCTTTCCTAGAGCGCGAGGAGATCCTTCGCGAGCCTCTTGAGCGAGAATCCCTGTGGTGATCGCTTGTCCTCCCCAACGTAGTCCTCTTCCAGGATCGCGTATGCTTCGTCACAGTAGCGATCGACCCAGGCCCAGGTCGCCTTCTGGAGGGCGCCCCAGGTAACGAAGGTGACTCCCCCGGAGTCGTAGTCCACCACGTTCATCGCGTGGCCGCCCCACGAGCCGGGGACGGCCGCTGGCCCCTCCCCGACGTCCCACAACTTCTGGCCCTGCGCGGAGACGGGGAGGTTAGCCCCGATGTAGATGCCACCGAAGAGGAAGTGGGCGGTGCGGAGTTGATCGTGGTTGGTTGGGTCCACGGAGACGTAGGCGTAGATCCTGTTCCTGATCGTTGGCCCGTTGAGTATCATCCCCTCTTTCCTCATCGCGTTGAGGACGTCGAGCATGGCCGCCCCCTCGTCCACCCCACCGTTGACCTTGTTGTACATCTCGACCACGGCTTCGTCATCCGGCTCCCATGGGACGAGGCCGTAGACGGTCCAGGTCTGGAACATGTGGCCGATCGCGGCGCACGTGCAGTCGCCGAGGATGTCGTTACGCATCATCCTGAGGAGCGGGAATGTCTTGAGGGTCTTCTTGGAGAGGTTGTGCCGGCGCGGGATGACCGGGACCCTCCGCTTCTCGATGTAGCGCGCGAGGCGGAGGGTGCGGCGGTCGAACTTGGCCGCCTTCTTGCCCAGGAGCCGGCCGGGGACGATGACGGCGGGGGTGGCTTCGGTGGACATCGCGATCACTCCTTCTTGTCTATGGGCTCCGCGTCGATCACGTCTCCGTGGCCGAGCAGCCTGATCTCGGGGGTGCCGCCCTTGAGCGCTTCGACCACCTGGCCGCGGATCTGCTCGGAGACCGTGCGCCCGTTGGGGAGGACGATCTGGGCCAGGAAGGCGTCGTCGAAAATCTCGACCCCGTTGGCGACGCCTTCGAGCTTGCCCTTGATGCAGAGCAGGAGGGCGCGCCAGCGGCGGCGGACCTCAGTCTCCTGCTGCTCGACTGCGGTAAGGGAGCGGTTGTAGCGCAGCCGCCGGTCCTGGAACTTCTTGACTTCGGGGATCGGGATGCGGAACAGGATACGCCGGTCCCGGGCTTGGAACATGATGCAGGCTTCGCGCGCGCCCATCATGTACCCGAACTCGGCTCCACCGTGCCTGTTGACCAGCTTCTCTATCTGGGCTCGGGAGCGCTCGACGGGAACGGAGGTTTTGGCGGCGTAAGGCATTCAGCACCTTCCACAGAAATAGCCTTGCAAGTACAAAACGAAGAGGAGCCCGAGGGCGAGAAGCGCGACCACCCCCCAGGAGAAGACGAAGAGGAGGAGGGCCTTGGTCTTATCCTTCATCCCTGCGCCTCGTATAGGAGAGTCTCCCCGTCCTCAAGTAGGACATCACGCACTCGAATTGCATGAAGCGGATCCACGCGGTTGGGTAGGGGCGGTTGTCGAAGTAGATCGAAGGCTCGTATCGAAGAGCAATGTCGAGTTCTTCTGCGGAGCGGATTCTCTCTCCCCGGCAGGTCTTCTTCTTCCGCCGCCCGCGCAACTTGAAGCGGAGGGGGATCTGGTTGGGGGTGTCCCGCTGCCGCCTCGCATAGCCAACGGGATCGTAGAGGACGATCGCGGTGGTGGCGGTGGCGGTGGTCATTGGTTCCACGCCGCGTCCACCTCCACCCACCCGCTCGGGTTCCTCCGCAGTTCCAACCCCAGCGCCCGCGCCGCCAGCACGCAGGGGCAGCCGAAGTGGTGCCCGAAGTCGGTCTTCTCGTCCTCGCCTGGGAGGAAGTAGGCGGTGTCCGGTCCCTGCCCTCCGCAGATGCACTCGGCCTCGACGATCGCGTTGAGGGCCGCCCGGTAGCGCTGGTAGAGGATCCTCATCTCGATCGGGTTGGTGGCACGGACGATCGGCTTCCTCTTCTTCCCCATCTTCTTCGTGGTGGTCCCCAATCAGAGCCACCTCTCCACCCGTGGGTCGGCCCGGCACCTCTCGACGAAGACCTCGGGGGTGCCTACCAGCCGGAGGCCCTCGGCGCTCCTGGCTCGGCTCAATGCCACGTAGAGGCTCCCGGGGTTGGAGAAGAAGTGGTGCTGGTAGGCGACCTGCACCTTGTCGAGGCTGAGTCCCTGGCTCTTGTGGACGGTGCAGGCCCACGCGAGCCGGAGGGGGGTGTACTCGACCCAGCCCTCGACCGTGAACTTCTCCTTCCTCACTCCGAGGGCGCCGGTGGGGACGAGGAACTCCCTCCGGACCTGGACCACCGGCGTCACCTGGCCCGTCCTCTGGAGCCTCACCAGGGCGACCTGGCTGGCCGGCCTCCCGAGTACCGCCTGGGCAAACGCGTTCTCGGCCTCGTCGTAGCCCTCAAAGGTGCCGAGATCCCCGTTGATGTAGGTGTAGTGACGGCTGCCCGGCTCCTTGTAGTTGGAGAGGATCATCACCAGGGCGCCCTCGCGGAGGCGAAGCTCGTCTGGGATATGCTTCCACTCCCCACGCTGCTTGCCCTCCCGCTTGGCTCGGAAGACGAACTCGTTGCCGCCGAGCAGGTCGTAGCGGAGAGAGTTGAAACGGTCCACCTCAACGTTGGTGGCGAGTACGGTGGGACCGTCGAAGCTGTCGTCCTTGGTGGGGTGGAGCCTGGCTCGGAAGTATTCGAGCGCCCCACGCCCGTCCCCTCGCCGGGCACAGCGGAGGGCTCCGATGAAGTCGGCGTCGTCCTGGCGGCGGGTGCCCGTCATCCGAACCGTGTTCCGCTCGAAGCGCTCCCACACCGGGACCTCGAAGCAGAAGGGGGCGTCCACGGGGGGAAGCTGGGCGAAGTCCCCCACGAGCGTGAGGTGGATGCGGGGATCGTCGGAGTCGTCGCCGTCCCAGCCCCGGTCCACGTCCTCGTTGACCTCATCGATGCCCTTGCAGAGGACCACCAACTGGCGCCCGTCCATCATCGACGCCTCGTCCACCACGATCCGGGTGGTGCCGCCCGAGCGGTATTTGCGGAGCCGGGACTGGAGCCAGCCGTTCGTGTAGTTCTCCTTGAGGCTTCCGTAGTCGAAGTAGCCGATGGCGGCATTGATGGTGGTGCCGCCTAGATTGATGGCGGCGATCCCGGTGGTGCTCACCAGGAGGGTGCGGTAGTCCGCGTCCTCTTTGGCCTGGAAGGTCTTGCCGCAGCCGGCGGGGCCACAAATGAACCTGTACGGGGGCTCGGACTCGGAGGGGACCTGCTCGATCTCATCGGCGACCTTGGTCTCTTCGCTCATTTCTGATCTCTCTTTTCCTTCCTCGCTCTTTTTGTGGGTGGGGTCCGCGGCCCGGGATGGGACGTCCTGCCTGGGCTCGGGCCGCGGACCCCTTCTCTTCTCTCCTGGCTCGATGGTGCCTCCTCTCTCCTGGTCCTCCTACCTCCGGCGGGCCGGCCGTGGTGCGGCAGGGGCGGCCGGTGCCTGGGGTGGTTGAACGGCCTTGGCCGAGGCGGGTGCCGGAGCCGGTGGGGCCGGCGTGGGTGTGGCCTCCTCCTGCACTTCGCCGTTCCCCTCGGGCTTGGCTTCTTGGGCGGGCGCCCCCTCGCTGGCCGAGCCAAAGGGCAGGATCTCGCGGATCTCGGCGAACGCTCCGAGACGCGCGCCGCACAGGCAGTCGAAGCGCTCGACCCAGTCCCCAGCGTGGGCCACGACCTCTCCGGCGTCGTCGAGCACGTCCTCCTCGTAGCGGGGGAAGAGGATGCTCTTGGAGCCGTCGCGCTTCTTGAAGATCCGGGTGGCATAGCTCCGGCCGCAGCCCTTCTTGCCCTTCACCACGCCGGCCTCGACCACGTTCCCGGACTCGTCCTCCGTCACCTTGTAGATGTCGTTCTTCGGGTTGCACTTCACCGCCCAGTCGAGCCGGCCTCGGAAGCGCTGCCCGGAGGCCGCCACCAGCGCCCGTGCCCAGGCCGAGTTGGGCTTGCCCTGGAGCTTCTCGGCCATGTCGGGGACGGTGGCCTGGATCAGGTAGACCATGGTGTTGGCGACGTTGTCGCCCATTTTCCGGTCGAGGTTGTTCGCGATCCAGCCCACCGGCTTGTTGATGTCCCGCTGCCGGGGAGCCTTGATGACCACGAGTTCCTGGCCGCCGCGGAAGGTGTAGCTGAATCCCTTGACCCCACCGTCACCCTCGACGTCGTCCCAGTTCTCGTCGGCCAAGCTGATGGCGGGCAGCCGGAACCCGTACCCCGGCCCCGGCTGTGGCAGGGGCTCCCGCTGAATGATCTGGTCTGCGAGCTTCCTCATGTCCGTGGGGACTGGCTCCTCCCCCAGCGTCTCGTGAACTACATCGAATTTCGGCATCGCTTTCAGTCCTCTCTATTTTTGGTGCGGTACTGCTCTGAGTAAAACGACTATTCCGGAGTCCCCTGTTCCTGAGATCGTTCCGGAAGATCCTTCGGAGCCTCGATGACGATGAGGTCGCCCCCGTCGAAGACGATCCGGCCTCCGAATTGGAGGAGGGCGTCGGTGAGGGCCTTCTTCAGCCCTGAGAAGTTGGGGACTTTTCTGAACTTGATCTCCTTCGTACGTGGCGGCGTCGTGAAGTAGACTCCACCAACTCGCCCTTGATCGCAATAGGGGACTTCCTTGGCTTCGACTTCCTTCGGCACCTGGCCCCCTTCCAGTCGTTTCTCCAGGATGGGATTCCGGAAGATATCGAAGAGAGTACCCTCGACCATCCTCTGCGCGGAGACGACGGAGACGCGCGCGTCTGAGTTTCCGGGGAAAGGGCCACTCACCTCTTTCACCAGAGTGGCGCAGGCAAGGGCGAGTTCCTGGATGGCGAAGCTCAGGATGACCGCCTGTTCTTTCTCCATCGCCATCATCCTTTCGCCTTCGGCGTCTTGCGCCCACCTCCGGTCGGCACCCGTATCGGCGCCGCCACGGGGGCCTTCGGCGCGGACGCTCCCGCTCCCGCAACCGCCCGAGGGGCAGGGGCCGCTGGCTTCGGCGCGGAGACCGCTACCGGCCCTGCGGGAGGCCGGGAGGCGACCTTGGGCTGCCCTGCGGGGCGAGGGCCGGCGGGCAACGGCATAGCCTCTGCGAGCTTCGCGAGCTTTGCCTCTGCTCGGGTGGCCTGGGCCGCCGCTAGGTCTCCCATCTGAACCTTGCCGGCCCCCGGGTCCACGAGTCTCGGGGCGCCGGTCGCCTTGGCCGCCGCGATCTGGCCGGCGGGGGTACTCGGGTCCGCGCCTGCTCCCTCGATGAGCTTGGCCCCCGGGATGGTCGCGACCTCGGTCTCGTCCGTCCCGCTCACCCCGGCAAGGGAGTAGGTGACACGGTTTTTGGCCTTGGTGATCGCGGTCATCATCGCGTTGCTCAGTTCGGCCGGAGGGTACAGGTTTCCCTCCACGTTCACCACCGGCACCACACCAATGTCCTCGTCCTCCCGATTCTCCGGAGTCCGCGCCGTGACGTGGACGATGTAGACCCCGGCCTCGATCTGGAGCTTCTGCTCCTTGATCGCGCACGAGATCCCCTTGTTCGCTCGAAGCTGGCTTGCACGGTCCTTCGTGCTGACCAGCATCATCTTCCCGTCCTTGGCCTTGCCCCACATGTAGGGCCGCTGAAGGATCGAAATGTTCTCCTCCTTGCATTTCCGTTGGACGAGAAGAAGGCGCTGGACGATGGGGAGCTTCGAGTAGTCCCCCATCATGATAGCGGCCTCGATCGCGAGGAGGTCGTCGTCGGTGGCGTCTTCGAGGCGAATCAGCTTGCCGAAGGGCTGGCGGTTGACGGTGAGGGCCTCGACCGGAGCTTCGGCTGGTTCTTCCTGCGACTCGCTCATGCTTGGTCTCCTTCGCCCGGCTCTACCGGGTAGAGAAACTGGAATTGTCCTGGCTGCGGAGGTCCCTCGCTGTAGGGGAGGCCGTCGTGGTCCGGGCAAGGAAACTCGAAGCTGTGGTAGGGGATGATTATCCCCCATGTCGATGGCCTCCTGTTTTCAAGATCCCAGGTCGATGGGTGGTCCCAGGTATGCGCCCCCACCGGACACAGGTGAATCCAAGTCGGCGCCCTCATTCCCCAGCCTCCTCGCTGTCCGCCAACATTTCCTTGGGGAGCGGAACGCCTGCCTTCTTGAGCGCCTGTAGCTCGGGCTCGTGGTGTGGTACGCGAAGCTGGTACAACCCGCTCTCCATGATCGCCTCGATCGTGGTGGGGATCTCGCCCGTGCAGATCGGCAGGTAGGAGCACATCCGACCCCACTTCTTGCACTGCCAGGACTGGGGAATGTGCTCGTCGAGGGCATCCTTCAACGGGATGGCACGGCGGGTGGCGTTTCCCTGCCGGTCAGGGTGGCCCGTCGCGTCGTTGTAGACGTCCCAGTTCCTCCGAGGCCACCGGACGAGTTCCTCGGCCTCCACGCTCCGGAGGTGGCCCGGGATCATCCACGTCTGCCGATCGTAGGGGCCGAGCCTGGTGAGCAGCGCGTTGCGCTCCGCTTCACTCATCACGTTCTCGACCACATATTCGACGGGCGTCCACCCCTTCGGCCGCTCGGGGTTGATCTCCCAGGTCGAGGTCTTCTTGTACCAGGGGACGCCTCCTTGGCCGCTTTTGGTCGAGAACTTGTCCTCGGTCACGCCGGGCTCGAACCCCACGTAGCAGTAGTGGACCTGCTGCTGGTAGGGACCCTTGTACTCGTTCGGCCCGGAGTACATCCGGCGACGCCCGCCCTTGTGAAGGACGTGGAGGGTGTAGTGCGAGACCTTCTCTCCAATCCTCCTCTCGACAGCGAGGGTCTGCGTGGCCTGCTGAGGGGAAGTCCGGTAGAGTTCGACCTCGTCTTCGCCGACATCGTAGGAGGAGGTCTTGAAGTCGTCCACCCCGAATTGGTTGTCTGATCGTCGGCGGGTGACGAAGTCGGGGCGGGCCTGGTGGACGAGACCGTTGCAGTCTGCCTTCTGGTGGTCGGCGAGTTCCTCTTTCTTCATCTTCTTCTTGACGAGCGTCTTGTTCGCCCGCTTGCGCCCGGCTGGGCAATCGCAACCGATGACGAACCATTCCTCTTCCTCGACCGCGACGATCTCGTGCTCGGCGAGAAGGATCGGAAGCTGCTGGCGCGTCCAGTTCCAGGTGATCCCCTCGACCAGGGCGCACTGCTCGTTGACGGTGCGCTCGACCGCGTCCTCGTTCACGCTCTGGAGGCGCTTCTTCGCCCGCTCGACCTCGGCCCGGTACTCGTCCTGAGCCGATCGAATGGCGGCCCTCACTTGGGCTCTGGCGTGCTCATTGAGCGGAAATGTGGGCGCGGCCGAGCCCACCGCCAGCGTGCGGAGGACCCCAGCGAGCGCGGAGTGCGCGCCCTGGCCGGTGAGCAGCGGAATGTTGCGGGCTACTCCGATGATCCCGTAGCCGTTGGACCCGCCGTGGTAGCGGTGCCAGCGTCGGCGGAGGCACCAGGCCAGGCCGTCCTCCTGCCGCGAGCGATCCGTGTATGTGAGCATGGGTGGCGATTTTGGTTGGGGGGCCGCTGAGTAGGAGCCGGCCCCCTCGGGAACCTACTGGAGGCCGGTCGCCTCGTCGGTGGCGACCCCACCCCCGTCATCCACGGCCAGCGGGCGGGCCTTCTTCTTCTTCTTGGCCTTGGCCTTGACCTTCACCGGGGCGGGGGGCCTCGGGGCGGCGACCGGGGCGGTGACGATCTTGGGCTTGGGCTTGGCGCCGGTCTTCTTCGCCGTCTTCTTCGGCGCCTCGGCCTTGAGCCGATCGTCGATCAGGGCCAGCACCACGTCGCGGACCTCGGGAGACAGCCTGAGCAGCATCCTCACAATCGTGGCGACGATGACGAGGGCCGTCTCCCCAGCGCCCCCGCGCGGTCCCAGCTTCCTCTTTCCGGACTTCGGCACTCCTCTCGGCATCTAGTTCCTCCTGAAATTGGTGATCTTGTACCTTGAACCGCCCCACTCTTCGAGGCTTGGGGTGCTCTCTCCGCAGAGAACGCACACGAAGCCACGATGGCGCGGGTGTGGAATTGGAGCGTGCTCGCCTCTCGTCCGTGCCCAGCAGCGGATCGCGTCCCAGAGTCCGAGTTCGAGGATGTTGTCGTGGCGCCGGGCGTAGTCGGCGGCGTACCAGATCACCACGAGCAGAGTCGCGAGGACGACGAAGCAGAGGGTCACGATTCCGAGTTGCACGCCAAAGATAATAGTGGGCGGGGAGGTGGGTGTCAAGGGTTTTTGCATAGCAAGCAAAGAAATCTTGCCTAGCATGTTATCCTCTCTGCATGGCCGAGGACCAGGACCCCACCACGACGGGGATCGAGCCTCCCGCCGCCCCCTTGCTGCTCCGCCGAGCATTCGAGGAGAAGCTCGGGCTCGCCGCCGACGTTCCCGCCGTCCCCGTCACCGCTCCATCCTCCCGCACCTCCCTGTCCCCCGAGGACCGAAGGGAGCGTGCGGCCTTGGGCGGGCGGGCAAGGGCCAGGAAGCTCCCCGCCCACGCTCGACGCAAGATCGCGAAGGCCGGGGCCAAGGGCAGGATCCGCCACAAGCTGCTCAGGGAGCGGGGGGCGGCCCTGCTGTCGCGGCTCGCTCAGCAGGAGCAGGGGAAGCTGGCCCAGGCGCAGGAGGAGGCGGCGAAGGTGGGGCGGGTGCTGGCCCGGGCAGCGGCTGGGCGCAGTCGGTAGCCCCTGGCGGGCTCCAGATCCCCCTCTCTGCGTCCATGGCGTGGCGCTCGGCGGTGATGAATCGCGCCCGCTGCTTGAAGGCCACCCAGCGATAGACCTTGGCCCAGCCGGCCTCCACCATGGCCTCGTTGGCGCTCTCCCCCTGTCCCTCCGCGCGGACATAGGCGAGCACCCGCTTGTAGGCGTCCCTCTTCAGGGGGCCGCCATCACCAGAGACGACGACGATCACCTCACCCCGATCAGCGCCCAGCAGTCTTTCGAGGGCGCCCCTTGCCTCGACCGCGCAGCGCTCGACCGGCTTGTTTGGATGGTGGAGTTCGGGCGCGTCGATGCCGAGCAGCCGGACTTTGCCCAAGCTGCCGAGCACCACGGTGTCCCCGTCGATGACCCGCTTGACCCTGTGCCTGCCGGCGAGCCTTGCGCTTCGCTGCTCGCTCGGCGCGTTTCCTTTCGAGGGCGAGTCGGTGGAGGTCGTTCCGGGAGCGCTCGGCAAAAGCGCGCTCAGCATCAGACAGGGGGCGATCAGGAGGAGGCTCGTGGTGGCCGGCCGCCTCCAGGATCCTTTGGGCCGCAACTTGCCCGGCGCTGGCGAGCCGAGCCGCGCGCTCACTGACGCTGCGCTTGTCCGTGGGCGGTGCATTCTCCTCCTCCTGCTCGGCTCTGAGCCGAGCCTCTTCTCTTGCGACCGCTGCCTCCCAAGCCACGTGGCGCCGCGCATCTCCCTCTGGGTCGGTGGGCTGGCCGGTATGTGGGTTGGGGCGAGACCCCCGGGGCTCCTCCGCGCGGAGGCGAGCGAGGACTTCGGCGGCAGGCTGGTTCTCGGTGTACCTCATCTGGGGCTCAGCGATAGTCGATCATCGGCTTGTGGCGTCCGCCCTTCTTGTGCCTTTTCACCGTCCCCTTCACCACCGCCGTCCCCACCGCGTAGGGGTTGACCGCCCCGCCCTTCTTCCCGATCTTCTTCGCGATCCGGTGCGCCTTCTCGATCTGGGGCTTGCTCATCTTCATCGGAGCCTCCGATCAAAAAATGAAACTGTTTAATTGGAATCCCGCTGAGTTCTTATGCCCCCCGCCTCCGTACCTCTTTGCAATCTCAGAGACGTCAAGCTCTCCTCTTGAGCGGAGGGAGTATTGAAACTTTCCATCCGCACGTTGCCACCACCCAACCGAGATGAAGCTCTCGTGCTTGTCCATCAGATGCTCAAGTAGCTCGCTGATGTCGCATTGGGGCGCGCACACGATAGGAACTTCGGCGCATCCAAGGACGTCAAGGATTCTCGCGTTCTTTCCAACCTCGACGCAGTATTGCTTGACCTTCATTGCCGTGATGAGACCACGCTCGATCAGCATGTCCTCGGTGAGCCCGATCAGCTTCTTCCATTCCGCGAACTCGAACGGGATTGCCCCAAGGTAGGCGTTGATCTCTTGGCTATGTGGTAGCTTCCACCGCCAGAGGTCCCGGTCCTCGACGTAGTTCACAAAGAGTGGTCGCGGGCATCCTTCGTTGAAGTAATCCCAAGCAATCCCGGCCCCCGAGCGTCCCATGTCGAAGATGACCTCGTCGGGGCTTTCGCTGCTGACCCCCAACCGACCAATATCATCGACCAAGTCCCGAAGATCGGCCTCTGCCGTCTTGTGGTGGTCGAGAACGTGGATCACCGAGGTGGTTGCGAGCTTCAACATCTTTTCGCGCGGGTAGGAGAAGTCGAGGATGAAGACGTGACCACCTCCCCGCTCAGGTGGATCGGTCCCGTAGTAGGCGGGGTGGAAATCTGCTTTTCCCTCGAAATAGAGCCACGCGCAAAATGCTGCGGCGAAACCATCTCGGCAGCCCGCGTGGTAGATAACGAGGGGTGCTCGTGTCTTGGGGAATCGGCGATCCCTTACCACGATGCCCTCACCACCGCCGCCACCTCTGGCCCACCACCGAAATTGTACCTGGCCCTCGCCACCACTGCCCACTCCGGACCGCGCCCGTCGAGGTTGGAGAACTTGTGGGCGACCATCACCCCACCCCCCTTGTTCGTGATCTCTAAGAAGGCGTCGCCGTGGCCGGGGGCCAGTCCAGCGAGGGCGTCCTCGACGGCCCTGCGTAGAGCACCGTTCCCGAACTCCGAGACGGGGAGGGGATCGGAGAGGCGCTCAAGAGGGATAGACGGGAAGGGCAGGATGTTCCCCACTAGTGGCCTCCCTTTGTTCTTCGCCAGAAGCCCTCGGTCGGCTGCTCGATCAGTCCAGCGTCCTTCCACTTGTCGAGTCTTCGATAGATTGCGCTCCGGCTGATGTTGTGCATGGAGGCAATCTGCACGATGCGCTTGGCTGGCATCGGGGATTCCTCTGGGCCAGGGATTGCGTTGAAAACCTCGTCGGTGTCGGCCTCGATTGCCTTCTCAGCCTCGATCCTCTCGACCTCCTCCTGGGACATCGGGACAAAG